CTGTTTTCGGGTTTCGCTACGCCGCCCGCTGTTCCAGACCCCATACTTGGTGTTGAACCGTGCCAAGGTGAAGATCCCAGCCCGGCCCGTGACGATCTGATTGCCGCGCAGAGGTGAAGGAGATGCGTCCGCGACGGCGAGTGCGCGATGGAACGACTCATTCATATGGAAGTGGCGCAACTGACCAACCACGCTGGGCAGGTGCCCGTCATCCATCCCTCGCGCTGCGGCATAGGCACGTTGAGCGCCGACCAGCTTGGCTTCTTCGAGGCCCATGACAAGCTCCCGCGGGATATTCCTCGCGAGCAAGTCAGGGATGGTTTCTTTTGTGTGCTCAGTCATTGGCAGCTCCGCAGCGTGATTTCGCATAAGCGGATTCTACATCGAAAATATTTCGTTTAGCAAGGATAACGGCAAGGAATTGCGATCTTAGCCGCAATAGCTTCCGGGCCGCGCCGCGATTACGCCAAATCCAATTGAGTGGAGCGCCCTGCCGTCGCAAGGGTCAAAAGCTCACGTAATCTTGCGACCGCGTCCGATTGTGTGTGCGGCAGACTAGCGAAAATGACTTTCCTCCCAGCATCCAATCTCCATGGGCTAACTTCTTCGGCTGGTGGCACTTCGGGCTTGGCGGGGTCACGCGGATAGGCCAAAATCCCCCAGCTCATCATTCCTGCCGGGGCTTGGAAGCGACCAAGGTACGCAGCTATCTGATACAGGTCATCGCGCTGTGGCCCATTCGGTGAACTCGCAGATGGATGGAGAGACTTGTACTTGGCATCTACCACCCCCCTAATATTGGAGCCAGAGTGAAGGACGGCGTCGGGTATCAATGTGCCCAGACCTTGACCCGTGACATCGCTGTGGAGCAGCTTCTTTGTCGCCGACTTCTCCCTAGTACCGTGTGTAACCGAAAGTGGCGAAGCGGCTTTTCGGAGCACACTGAGCACATACATCTCCCACAACTCGGCTACGTCGAGCAGAACTCCCTTGGTTTCTCCATCTTTATCGATGTCGGTCGCGAGGCCTCGTCGGTTTGCAATCTGCCGGGAAAGTTCAGCGATTGGCGCAAATCCCGCCGTGATCGGCGTGTAGCGAATCCGGTCAAGCTCAGCCTTCGTCGGAACGCGCGGCCTGGCCCCTGTAACTGCCATCAGATGAGGGATGAACTCCTTAGCCCGCGCCGGCATCCATTGATCGTCAGGTACGCCAAGCCACCGGCGCAGTACCTGATAGGCGGCGACGATGGCATCGGATGCAGCGTGATCGAGTGACCGCTCGGAACGGATGGACACGACCTGACCACTGCCTGCAGCGATCATCCGAAGTGACGAGGCGACATCTAGCCGTCCTCGAAGCGTTGCTCCCTTTGTGGCGACATCGTGGCGCAGTGCAGGCAACCCATGGCGGGCAGCCTCAACAAACCCATGCGCCCAGACCGATGCCAGCAGCTGGGCAATAAAGGATTCATCCTCGCGCAGTTTCCCGGGTGCATCCGTCAGTACCACCGACGTTGCCTCGAAAAGCCAGCTCCGTAGCGTTGCCAGACCAAAACGCGGTTCAATGATTAGGCTGTGCCCCTCGAAGGAAATTGAACCGACGTATCGCCCTGCCCACCATGTGCCATCCCAAGCGCAGTAGACAACCGGCTCGTCCTCATCCCTGTCACCAGAAATGGGTACAACAAATTCCGTGGCGCGAACATTGATTGCCAGCCGACGAAGCCAGCTGGCTTCTGCCGCCGTCGGCTGTGGGACAAGCGGCGAACAGTCACGCGCTACAAGCTTCACTCGACCACCGATGGCTTGAGGAGAACCTTGGACAGTCGGTCGAGCTCGGCATTGCGTGCGGTCGCATCCAGTCCGGCGAGATACTGCTCCAGCAGTGGGCGAAGGGACAGGTTCCACACCTGCATAACTGGCTCAAGGGCTTCACCCTTCTTGTTCCAGAGGTAGTTCTGCTTGCGCGTCGGCCGTGGGCCGAGGAAATTGCGCAAGAACACGACCACGTCAAGGAGGTAGGTGTGCCCGATCTCGTACTGTGCGCCGAGCAGCGGGCTGTCGTGAATTTCCTTGTTCAACGCAGCCGCTGCTGCGGCCAGCTTGCGGAAGTCCGGTTCAATGCGTTCCCAATCCAAGCCAGACTTCAAGTCGAGCCATTTGGCTTCGGTGGCACCGACCAGGGCCTCGGCATCAAACGGGCACAGTAGCCACAGGAAGCGACGGCGCAGCGCGAAGTCTATCTGCTCGATGGATTGGTCAATCAGGTTCATGGTGCCAATCACGAACAAATCGTCGGGGATGCGCAGCTTCATTGCTGCCCCATCCCCATTGCGTGCGGAAAGCTCAATCGTCTGGTTCCGATCCTCCAGCAACGAGAAGCACTCGCCAAGCATCCGGCTCAGATCCGTCCGGTTCATCTCGTCCAGAATCAGGATGTGGGGGAGGCGTTCCGAGCGAGGCTTCTGCTCGATGTCCTCGATCAGTTTGGGAAGGTAGCCAGCGCGATACTCAGTACCGCCGCTAGTCGAAATGTGGAGCGCCCGGATGAAGTCCTCGTAGCTGTAGGCCGGGTGCAATTGCAGTCGATGTACGTTGTCGCGGATTGCCACCTCGATGGCGGGTTGCGATTGGAAGTACCGGGCTGGCCCCATCTGGCTTAATGCCGCAGATCGAATGACACGCTCAGCCAGCTTCTTGGCGCGGAACGTCTTGCCAGTTCCAGGTGGGCCATAGAGGACGATCTGTTTCTTGTGCTGGATTATTTCCAGTGGCGCACCTTCTGAAGCCCCTTCGCTATCGTCGTACCAAGCTTCAACCAGCGGCGACCAGTAGAAATCGAGCTCTCGGTTGGGCAGCAGCTTTTCGAGCTCGTGGCGTATCGCCAAGATTGCTCGGTCGTCATCTTCTGACTCAGCGGCGACCAGCCCGGAGAATGCCTTTATCACTCTGCGCTTGTGATTGCCGCTTGCAATGCGTTCGAAGTGCTCTGGGAACAGGAGATGCAGAAGCATGTGTCGAAGTTGCTTCGACTCTGCGTCCTCGATGCCGTCCACAATCTCCTCAAAAAGCCATGGGACGCTTGCGACCTTTGCTTGCTGATCCTGTGGCAGTTTCTTCCATGCGATGGCGAGTTCGATCAGAAAGGCGATCTCAAAGGGGCGGCGGGTGTTGTAGCCCTGACCGCCACTACCGATTCCGTTGGCGAAAGCGACCGACACAGGGTGAGACTCTGGCAGCGAGTCGCCTCCCCAACTGAGGACTTCGTTCACCACCTGTCGTTTGCGAACGCCGCCAACACTGGACGGAAATAGGAAGTACACGCTCAAAATCTCCGCAGCAAGGCGGGACACATCCTGCCCAGCTTTGCCGACCTGGTCTTTGAACTTGTCGATGAACGTTCGGTCACCCTCGTCGGGGGTAGCGACGAAGGCCTTGTGGATGCGGTCCAGGACATCTGGACGCCACACGGATGCATCACCGAACAGCAGAGAGCCGTCGCTCAGTAGACAGTTGGTTCGGAAGGCATCAGCTGCTTGGTAGATATTGCTTGTGTCGTGTTCCGAATAGCGAGCCATCGCATCCTCAATGATGTTCACGGGTAGTAAAGCACCAGCCAATGCGACTTCCAACTGCCAGCCAGCCAGTCAGTCATCAGCCTCCATAATCAGTAGCGGCCAAGATTGACCTTGGCTTCCGGCGCTCAGTGATGTAATGTAACATTCATCACATTACATTGTCACGGATTACTCCATGAGCATCGGTAGCAGCGGTCGCATAGTCATCGAGGTTGACCCAGATTTAAAGCGTGAACTGTACGCAACACTGGTTCGTGACGGATCTACTTTGAAGGAATGGTTCCTGCGAAACGCACAGGTTTATCTGTTGGGTAACAGAGCTGAAGAGCCCTGCGCACCGTTGACCGAAGTGACGGAAACCCTAGCAAGCCACACTCCCGCCGCGCAAGCTCATAAGAGCCGCGAAGTTTCTCTTGCTAACAGCGAGAAGAAGTAGCCTGATACAACGCCGTCAGTACAGAGAATTAATCAATGAAACAAATAACAAACACATCGAAACGTCGAGCTCGTGCCGCTACTACTAGCCCATCCTCACACTTAGAACAGATTCTGCTTGGTGGCATCAAAGCGCTCTGCGAAGAACTGCACAAACAAGAAAGCACCTCAAGGGCCAGAAGCTTCCAGACTTGGAAACTCTACTGGATTGCCAGCAATGGCGAGATCGGACGCAAGAAAGAAGTGGCGATTGACGCATTCGAAGGCGTACTTGGTAACAAGTGTGAAGCTGATCCTTACCAGTTTCTCTTTATTGTCGAGACAGCAATAGTTTTCATTGCGAAAGAGCTATGTGGCGCGGCAGTCAATCCTAGTATTAATTCAAATGCTGCATCACGGATATTTGAATGGTGGGAATCCGAACACTCTGCCTCTACTCTGAAGATTGTCTCCGAATTAAAACAGGAGCTAAAGAAAGTTGATCAAGATGAACTCCTTTATCTGCTTTCAGATGATCCACTGAGGGATATTTACCATACGCTAATTCCGAAGGCCATTCGCCATACGCTTGGCGCATATCTGTCGCCGCCAGATTTATGTAAGTACGTAATAAATAACGTCGCAGCCCATGAAGTCTTTACTTCCCCCGACAAATCTCTGCTTGAACCGAACTGCGGACTAGGAGCATTCTTCTCTGCTCTGCTGGCAGAAGGGCTTCGAACCATTGAAGGTAATGGGGGCACGAAGGAGATGCTTGGTAATGCTTTTTCTGGCCGAATTTACGGAATCGAGAAAAATCTCGGGTCTTACGTTGTTTCACGATATCTGCATGCCGCAATTTGCGGGTTGCTAATGGGGAATGTCTCCGATAAGGAGAACGTTGTATGGGCTGATTCCGTTTTCGTAGATGAGAGTTTCATCTCGGAGAAAATGTCTGCAAGACTACCGCTCTCCGAAAGAACCCTGCTTATGGGGCTCTTGCGAGTCAGGTGTGAGACCGAACATGCTAGCGAATCGAATATTCTGGAGAAAGGTACAGCGATTGCGCATTTCGATGGACATCAATGGTATAGCACGCATAGCCCCCTTCACACATGGCTTGCAGAAGGGAACGACACCGAGGCTCAAGAATTACAGCGACTCTCAGTGCTTGAAGCAATACGACTAGAAGATCTCGGAGCCTTCGATTTCATTGTTGGCAATCCGCCCTGGGTAAATTGGGAGAATCTTGACCCAGAGTATAAAAAGCTGATTCTTCCTTCATGGCCGCCGTTAGGTCTGTTCGCGATGTCAGGCAGAGATAGAGCTTTCAGCAAAGAGGATTTGAGTGTCCTCGCTACCTACACGGCATGCCTCAGGTTCGGCAAGAAAGCAACAAAGGTGGGGCTCTTACTCCCGCAAGCGCTGTTCCAATCCAGGAAGAATTCAAAGGGCTTCCGTAGATTTCAGCTTGGACAGAACGGCCTTTATCTTCATGTTGATAGCACTACGGATTTTAGCGACTACGTGGCGTTTGGTGATGCCAAAAACCGGACAGCGGCTTTCTTCTGCACATTGAGTGAGGAGCAAACAAAATTCCCGGTTCGATACCTTCGGTTCGTACCAGAAAAGGGGAAAGGGGAATCCTCGGGCACCTACAAAAATCTATGGGCAGCACCATCGGACCAATCCGACCATACATCCAATTGGGCGCTCTTTGAAGAATCCGAGGAAATCAACCACTCCAAGAGGGCAGGAAGAACGTACCGAGCACGCACCGGGGTTTTCACCGGCGGCGCAAATGCTGTCTATTATGTTCGCGTGCTGGGGCAAGATGCCGATCTGGTTCTCCTTGAGAACGACACTGAGCGAGCGAAAATTAAAGTTGATCAACAACGCTTTCTTGCTGAACGCGACTACCTTTATCCGTTTGCTAAGGGGCGGGACATCAAGCAGTGGAAAGTCTGTCGCCCAATAGAACAAGGCATCCTATTGCCACACTCTATTGAAACGCGCATCAAACCGATATCGCCAAGTGTACTTGCCGCCCAAGCGCCGAAGACAATTTCGTACTTATCTCAATACAAGGATATGCTGCGAACGCGAGCAAGTCTTACCGCACTTGACCGGGTAAATGTGGCGGAAGGTTATTACGCAATGCTGCGAGTTGGTGAATATACGTTCGCACCCTACAAAGTTGCTTGGCGATATATTTCAAAGGACTTCTGCTGCGCCGTAATTGGCCCCTCAGAAATTTGTGGGGAAAGCAAGGCAACGGTTCTTCAAGAGAAACTTATTTCGATTGCTTTTTCCAACGAAAATGAAGCCTACTTTGTGTGTGCGTTCCTGAGTTCCCCAAAAGTGAAGCGAGAAGTCGAGCGCCGTATTGTTGGCACTCAAGTCTCGGTTCATGTAATTGAGGACATACATATCCCTAGTTTTGATTCTGCCAACATGATCCATCAAGAAATGGCCACCATATGCAGGGAGGGCCACTACACCGACGGGCTTACTGAAGCTAGATCGGCAATGCTAGCCGCCCTTGTTGACAAAATTCAAGCCGCAGAAATAAATAGCTTGGCTCGCCCCGCCATGACCAGTACTTCACCGTCGGCAGCCGCCGAGGACCAATCAACAGTCTTGACATCCTGTGGCACGTAGCTGCGTAGCATGTAGTCCATCGCTTGGGCTGAATAAAACTCGGGGTCCAGTGCTATCCCTCTGATCTGAGTCAGCCCAAGCGAATGCGCACGTAGCGCAGCCTTGTATAGGGAATGGTTCTGCACCATGCAGTGCAGCGCTGGCATCATCTTGTCTATGGTGCCGGTTTTGTTCTCGCTGTATCCAACTCCATCCACTAGGCCCCACAGTTCTACACTTCTTTGTTTCTGAGAAGCATTGAAAGCATCCACCTGCCTGCGGATGGTCACAACAGTGCTCGATTTATCGACGCCAAATTGACCCGGATCAGATGTGTGGATAAGACCAACAACAAAGGCCCGAGGCAACTCATCACCGCCAAGAAGTACTAGATCGGTACTAAATGTCTTTTCGGGATCTCGCTCATTAATCAGCATGGTTCCAGGGTCAATGTTGGGATCATGTGAACCCATTGGGTTCTCGCTCTTGCCCTCCGGAATCATTTGGCATCCAATTGCTTTCAGGAGCATGGCCAGACTTTGCTCAATTCCGTGGCCACGGAGCTTTGCCTCTGCCTGTTGAATTTCTCCGGGCATAATCAAATGCCGTACTAGGAGATCTCGATCCTTCTCCGTCAGCCCTGAATAGAACTGAAGCATAGCGGCCAAACCTTTCTCCAAGAAATATTTGGCGACTGCCTCTGCAGAGGCCCGTGCAACTGCCCGAATATTTTCGTCACGGTGCTGAGACCTCTTGATCAGGTTTAGAAAGAAGGAAGTCGAATGACGGGTTAATGCTTCCGGGGCGCAACCGCACAAAGTTGTACCATGTACTTTCGGGTGCGGTAGTCGAGAGAATTGGTAGCTAAGGTCCAAGTAGAGTCGCTTGTCGGAAACACTTATGAGTGTTCTTAGGAGCTCGACCAGTCGTGGATCTCTAATAATCTCGCTCGCAAGTTGATCGGCGAGTTCGTCTACCGTTTTGGTTTTCACCGAGTCGGCAAGACTGTTCAGTGTGCTAATTTCCTGATCCGCCGTCTGATTAGCGGCAAGTGGCAGCTCATGTTGCTGTGAGACGTGATACCAAAACTCCTCAGGGAGATTGTTGATTCTTCCATATTCTTTTCTCATGCTTACGTTACTCCTTGGCGTATCCGGTTTGCTTGATAGGATTATCTCAGGAGCGCATTTTGCTTACCACAACTACGTCGAACCAAGAACCGCCCGAGACTCTGCTTGGCGTCGGGTAACGAGCCCCGGCAGCACTTTGCCGCCGCCGTAGACCCATCGGCGCAGCTCCTGCCCTGCAGCAACCCAGTCCCGCTGATTGACTCGGCGGCGCAACGTTGACGTCTGAAGACGCCCCGCACCGAGGTTAAAGGTGAAGTCCACGATGGCCGCGAGTCGCCCCTCGGGCTCGGTGGCCAGTACAGGGCAGTACCGAAGCGTGGCGGCGAGCGCCGTTGTCAGATCGTGCGCAAGGTAGACCTCGGCTTCGTCTTCCGTGATCGGCGGATGGTCGGGCTTACAGAGATGTCCGTAGCCGATCGTCCAGTAGCCCGCCGGGCAGATGTATGGGTGGGCGTGGTGGGGATCAATCTTCGCCACCCGATGAAACCCCTCGAACCGCTTCGCCAGATCGACGGCGGCTTGCGGTACCGCGATCACGGCCGTACCCGGTCAAACACGCGTCCAAGGAACCAGAAGTTCAGCACTCCGGCCCACAGCGCCTGATCGGCCTCCGTCCATGCGTACAGGATCGCCGTCCCCCAGCCAGCGCCGGCAGTCACGGCCGCCGCAAACGCCGCCGTCTTGGCTGCGCAGTAGAGCGCCATGAACCAATAGGTGATCACCGGCCGCACGCTGACCGACAGTGCATCGGCCCAGCGCACGCCGGAACGCTGCCCCTGCGCCGCGACTGAATCGCGCAGGGCTTCGATGGCACCGGTGTTCCACGCAGCATCGGCGGCAGCGCCGATCTCTGCCATCCGTTGCGCGCCGCGCAGCTTCTCGAATTCCAGCGCCTTATCCTGCATCTCCAGTTCATGGCTGCGCTCACCCTTGCGGTCGAGCCATTTGAGGACTTCAGGCGCAAGACGGAATGCCCCACCGAGGAGGCCACCAAGCAGTGTCTCGATCATTGCCCACCTCCGAACAGCTTAAGTTTTAGGAACGCGCCGGCCAGCAGCGCCATTACCAACCCTGTGACCAGCATCTTCACGATGGTCAGGCCGGCTGTTTTCTTGGCCTCATTGAATGCGTCGAGCAGACCGCGCAGTTCGCGGATGTCGTGCGCAGCCTCAGGCCCGTCGAGACCGACATCGGCGAGAGCGTGGCGGGCACCGCGCTCGGCGGCACGCTCCAGAATTGCCTCGAATTCTTCCTGCGGGATGGTCACCATCTTCCGGCGCTCCATTTGGGTGGAATCCATGTTTTCGTCCTCCAGAAATGCGAAACCCGCCTCATGGGCGGGTTCGCGGGTGTGAAATGAGGTTGCCTTGGTACTACGGCGTCTTGCCGCGCCCCTTGGCCTGCGGACGCCCGGACTTCCTGCCGGCCACGACGGCAGCGCCGCCTACCAGCCGGCGCATGGCCAGTGCTCGCTGCTTCGGATGCACATCACCACGCTCGATGGTGTCCTGCGCCTCGGCCAGTGCCAGCAGCGTGTCCTTGTCGGCCCCATCAGGCAGCACATCGATGGCGGGCCTGACCCGCTCCAGAAATGTCGTCGCTTGCTTCATTTCGATTCCTCCAATTGTCGTCAGACGGGAAAGACCTGCTTGGCCACCGGTGCCTTGGTGGCAATGCCGTTCTTGATCTGCACCCGGTCGCCAACGACCAAGGCATCGAGCGTCCGGGCGGTGACGGCACCCCGTTCGGTAGCCACGCGCACCACTGCTCCGTCGATGCCGACCACCGCGCCCACCACCGGCGCATCCGTGGCCAACAGACGGGAGAGTTCCTTCAGCGCAAAGCTCATCGCGGCTGCTCCAGGGTGAGTTGGGTTTCGATGGCCGCCTCCGACACCGTGATCTGGATGCCGGTCACTTTCGCGCGGTAGGGGCTTGCCGTGGACGGGTCCGTCGCCTCGACGATTTGCCCGAGGCGTATCCCCGGCCGGAAGACCACCGCCATCTCGACCCGGTTGAAGGCGTGTGCATTGGCGTCCATCTCGGCCACGCCGCGATGGATCAGCGCGTCGTCGGCAAGCAGCGGCTCGACGATGGGCGAGCCCTCGCGCGCACCGTCGCCTCGGTAGACCTCAATGATCACGATGCCGTCCCCTTGATGAGCGCCAGGATAGAAAAGTCCGTCTCGCCGTTGAGCGTGGATGGCGACGACAGGGCATAGACCAGCGCCAGGGCGTCGTAGGTGACCTTGGCCACCGCCACGCCCTTACTCGATGCCTTCACCGTGACCTTGTCGGACTGCAGCGTGAGGCCGCCGAGGCTGCGCCCATACCAGACCGATTGCGAGAGGCTGGATCGAGCCGGCTTGCCCAGCGTGGCGGTGTCGGCATCCTCGAACATCAGTTCCTCGCTCACGGTGACCACGGCGCTACCCTGGGCAGACAGCGACCCAGCCGAACAGATGATGTCGGTGATGCTGACGTTATCGGACTTGTAGACGAGGATGTAGGCGGTTTCGCCCGGGCTGAAGGAACTGCGGCCGCCGTTCAAACCTTGGGGCCGGGTGTCGATCTCGGCGGATAGGTGGCCGTTGGCTTCCGATCCGTCCGGGTTGCCGAATTGAACGCGAATGGTGGCATTGGCCATGATGTGTCCTCAAGCATCGACCAGCACGAATTGCACTTCCTCGTCGACGGGAAGTGCGACGCGCCAGTCGAGCGACGTGGTCGTATAGGTGATTCGAAGCAGGCTGTAACCCGCCGTGGCCGCCGCGAGTATCTGGCCTGCGGCGGCTACGTCGCCCAGCCCGGTGTGCTGCCAGGCGAGATTCACAATGTCGGTCACCGGGTAGCGGGTACTCGCCTGCCCCTCGATGAACTCGACCGTCTCGGTTTCGGTGCGGGTGACCGCGCCCAGGCTGGCCACGACCGTGGCCGGGTGCCCGGTGTGGGCCAAGACCACGGCACGGGCGGTGGCGAGGTAGGCGCGCACCGTCCCCCGGTAGGCATCATCGGCGTCGGCCACGTACTCGATACGGTCGGCGGACATGCCTACACCGCCCTCATCGTTGGCGATGGTCACCCGGTTGTACCCGCGCATCGGGACGATCTGCGCCTGCGCCGACATCACATCGGCGTCGAACAGGCTGAGGACGACCGTCGCCGTCCTATACTGTGGGATGCTGACCGGGTGCAGGCGGCGGCAGACAACCGATCCGTCCGGGTTGCTCTCGACGATGCCGCCGATGGCCGCGACGACGTTGCGGGCGGCCGCCAGCGGAGTCGCTCCTTCCAGCATCAGCCGGCCTGCCGGGATGATCCAGTCGGGGAGACTCCAGTCCACCGAGCCGATCAGGAACTCCACCGCCGAGCGGGCCGTGATGGCACTAGCCTCGTAGTAGCGGATCGTGCCGGCGAATGGGGCATCGAGCAGCGCCACGGGCGAAACGGCCGTCAGTTCCATCCGCTGTTCGGCGACCGAGGAACGCGACAGCGTCTTGCCGTCGACCACTAGCACGAAGGTTTCCAGCCCCAGAACAAGGGTGATCGTGTCGCCGATGCCGATGGCGGCGAAGTCGGTGATGGCCGCAATCTCAACCCGCGCGATCCAGACCGGGCTCTCCTCGTCGCAGGAGAGCGTCGCCTCGACAATGCGGATGCGCTGATCGTGCCAGACGAGCTCCGGGCTGTTCACCACCGCCTGCAGGCGGGCGTCATCGAGGATCGACCAGGACGCCGTCAGCCGCTTGGCGACCGGATCAACATCGATTACGTCATACCCGAGCACCTGCTTGGCCGCGACCGTCTGGGTCAGCCAGTACGCAGCCTGCATCGATTTCCTGCAAGCGCCGAGATCGGTGTACGGAATGACGTGGCGTCCCTTGGTCTGATGCACGTCGCCCCAAGCAGCCGAAATGTTCCGGCGGTGCTGGCGCATGTCCCCGTAGGGATGCCGACTCGATCCCTCCAGCCGCAGTCCGTAGGGTGACTGGAGGTTTTGCGCGAACCGGATCGACCAGCTTTCCGCGTACTGCCACGCACGCACACGGGTCAGATCCCAAGGCGTGGCGTTGGCCACGAAGACTTCCGTCTTGCCCCACGCAGACTCGAAGCGGCGCTTGAGGACAGTCGGGCCGGAATCCGAGTAAAGCCCCGCCCCCAGCGTGATGGCAAGGGAGATGCCGAGGGTCATAGCGGCCCGGCATCCGGGTCGTCAAACTGGGCCGGGGCCGGCACGGCGTAGGGCTGATCCCACTCGTCGCCGATCATCGCGATCCAGCCCGGCACGACGACTTCCTCCTGCGCGTAGCCATCAGTGAGGATCAGAATCTCGTTGAACTCGCCGAGGATGCAGGCCGAGATGCCGCCGTCCCGGTTGGGGAACTGCGGCACGGCCATCTTGGGCAGGGGCGATCCGGCGTGGCGCTTGCCGTTGAAATCCCACCCCTCACCGAAGGGCGACCAGGTGCCCGTCCAGGGAAACATATCGATCACCCCGGTTTCGTCCTTGGCGTAGGCCGGCTCCCAGTCGCCCCACGCATCCCAGATGCCATAGCGGGCGCACAGCCCCTGATGGGTGTCGGACGGATAGCGTCGCGAGGTCGCGCCGGCATAGGCGAAGCGCATCGTGACGCCCGTCGCACTCTCGGCATCCACGGCCGTGCCGTGCATCCACCACCACCCCGCCACTCCGTCGGCGGCGAACCAGATTGTGATCTCCGGCGAAGGATCGCCTACCCAGGCGGAATGAGTGATGGTGTAGCTGTGGACGTAGGCGTTCGGATCGAGGTAGTCGTTGCCGTAGACGGGGTAGGCCAGAATCTCCCCATAGGGATCCTGATCCTGGAAGCTGAACGCCCAGTGGGGAATGTCGTCGTCAGCGGTACCGACCGGAGACCCCATGCGAATGAAGTCGATGCCGTCGGCGGTATCGAGCAGCACGTTGAAGCCTGCATTCGCCACGTAGGTCTTGATGTGCGCGAACAAGGCCTGCACGGCGGCCTTGTTGAACGTGCCGGCCGGAAACGTCTTCTTGAAACCGACACGGGCCATCACGCGCTCTCCCCGTGGATGGCGAGCGACGTGTAGTCGTTCGCCAGGCTGAACGTCCCTGCCGGCACTTGGCGGCGATACCAGATCGGGATTGCTGCCGGTTGTGTGGCAAAGGTCACCGTGTCGTTCGACTGGAAGGTGCCACCCCAGCCGATGGCCTTGATGGTGAAGTACGGCGTTCCGGTCGCAGGATTCAGCGGCGCGTAATCGGCGCTGATCGATCCTGGGCTGACCAGGGTGCCGACGGTGTTGCCCGACACCGAGAAGGTGGTCGCATCGGTGAAGGTGAGCGTCCAGGTTTCATCGACAGCCCCCTTGTTGTGGGCAACGAAGTTGCCGACCGTGGCGGAATCGAAACTGCCGCCCAGGCTCGTTACCGCGATACCCGACCAGCCGGCGATCACGCTCGGCAGTTCCAGGACGCTGGACACCAGCGTGTTCGCCGTGGCGTAGCCGTTGGCCAGTGCAGGCGAGATGTCCACGGTGGCAAAATCCACGCCGTAACTGACGCCGGTCACGCTCACCCACTCCTCGTTGCCGGCACCGCCCGTGCTCGGCCGATCCGAGACGCGCAGCACGTCGCCGACACGGATCGGCTGCAGGCTCGCATACTGCCCGTTGTGCTCGCAGGCGACCTGGATCTGCACCGCCCCGCCGACCACCGGCGCGTAGAGCGTACCGAGGCCGTAGGGTCGGCCGCCGATCTGGTCTTCCGTGTCTGTCTGCGTGCCCGACTGGAACACCACGAAATCGCCGGCGGGCGTCAGGGCGTCGAGGAACAGGCGGGTGTTCAGGAGCGCAGTATCCTGGGCGCTATTGATGTGCACGAAGGCCTTGCGCCACTTGGTCGAACCCGCAGTGCGCTCGGACTGCGACACGTCGGGGAACAGGTTGTTCTTCACCCCGGACACCAGCTGGGAGAACGCCATCCGCCCGCCATTCTGGGCAGGCGTGGTGTCCGACATCAGGGCGGCGGGCCGCCAGATGATTTCATTGTCGAGAATGGGCATGGTCTTCCTCTCAAACGGTCATGAGTTTCAGTGTGGCGAGATAGAAATCGCCGGGTTGTGGGTTGGCCAGCGGCACCAAGGGCTTGGCCTCAAAGGCGGGTGCGTCCTGATGGCGGAACATCACCTGCCAGGTCTGCCCGCGCAGGGTGAGCGTGTAGAGGCCGCCGGGGCTTGCCGCGCGCAGCGCCAGGGCTTCCACCTGCGCGCGGGTGAGCCAGCCGGCGTCGGGTTGCGATTCGAGCGTGATGGGCACGCCGGCGCGCAGTTCGCCGTAGAACACGACGAGCCCGCCGTCGAGGGTGCGGCGCACGGACTGCGCCACCGTCGATGCGGCCCATTCGTCGGACCAAAGGAGGTCCGCCGGCAGGGAAATGCCGTCCAGAACGATCATCGGGAGTTCTCCTACCAGTAGCCCATCAACACCACGTCGATGGTGTCGGCGCTGCTCGCTTCCTTGATCAGCGTGAGCGCCTGGATGTAGCCGGCCCGGTCGCTGATGGCGTTGCTCGCAAACCACCACATCACGTTGGCCGTGAGGTACGGCGGCTTGACAGTGGTGTACTGGAAATTGCGCCAGCCCCACTCGGAGCGATACTGCGGGCGCAGATAGGTGTCGACGAGATAGGTTTCGAGCTCGTCGACGCTGCCGCCCGGCCAGGTCTCGAACACCGTGATCCACTTCTGGTAGTAAGGCGACCACATCGGTCGCCCTGCGGCCACGGACAGGGTCATATTGCGGCCATAGCGGGCGATGGCCGTCGTGAGGTCGAGGCCCAGGCTGCTGCTACCGGATCGCGGCTCCCAGACCTCCGGGTTGGTGGAGACCCGATACTCGGCCGTCCACTCGAAGAAGCCGAGAAATGGCACCTGATCGAAGTAGGTCGGATAGGTGATATTGCCGAAACGCGGGTCGCGCACATAGGGCACCTCGGCCCCTGCCGCCTTCTGCACTGGCATCGTCACCAGCAGCCGATTGGTATCCACCGTCGAATCCCAGGGGCTGTGCCAGACCTTGTTGCCGTTCTCCAGATAGCCGGCCAGCAGGAAGGCGTACTGCTCCGGGTTGCTGGAGATCTTGTAGCCGGGCGGTGGCCAGTTCCCCAGGTCGGGATACGGACTCACCGGATTGCCGTTGCTGTCCCGCTGCGGGCCGTAGATGCCGTCGGCGATCTGATTCAGGGGGGCCGGATAGGCTTCCTGCGCGATAAACAAGCGCCAGTGCAGGTCGCGCAACGGCCAGTCGCCCGGCTCGACGATGTTCATCGGCACCAGGATTGAGATCGGGTCGCTTTCCGAATGCGCACCGAGATTTCGCACCACCCACACCGGCGGCATGTAGAAATGCATCACGTTGTCCTGCCAGTTGGTGCGATCCCCGATGCCTGACAGAAAGGGCGTGACGATGCAGGCCGCGAAGTGCAGCTCGTTGACCACCTTGATCGTGAATCGCACGCCGAAGCCCGGCACCGGCTCGACGCCGAGGATGCGGAACGACGCCTTGGTCGCACCCACCGTGTACACCGTGACGGTCTCGTCCACGCTCGCGATGCCGGTACTCACGCCCGGAACGTAGGGCGTGGTCACCAGCGGCGTGATCGACGAGACACCGCTCTCGACCTGTACGCCGTTATAGAGCACGCTCACGGCGGTGGGCATGCGCTTGAAGTCATAGACGCAGACCCGGTGAACCCAGGTGCCGTCCGCTTCGCCGGCGACGGCGAGATCGCCGGGCAAATAGTGGTAGAAGGTCTGGTCGGCGCTGTAGCCGCCCAGTCCGACCGGATTCCAGCCGACATAGGTTTCCAGCCACTGTTCCAGCACCCAGGACTGGCCGCTGTCGACGTGGGTGTACTCGACGAACATGTGCCACCCCTGGCCACGCTGCCCCTCGGGGGCATTCCAGTTGTAGGGCACAGAGGTTTGCAGCTGGAGCGATCCGAGGTTGAACGGCTCGGAGCGTGCTGCGAGGCTCGCAGGCGGGGCCGGATTGGTGATCGCCTTGAAGCTCACCCAGTGGTCGAAGACCTTCGCGCTTCGCACCCGCGCTTCCATGCGGAAGAAGTTCTGCACGTTCCACAGCGACCAGTTGTTAAGCGACCAGGCGATCATGACCTTGGCACCTTCCCAGGGGCCGATGCCGTTCCAGTAGGCCGTGGGCTGGCCGGTGAATTCGACGACCGTGTTCTGCGGGTAGTAGTTGATGCCCAGCTTGTCCACCTTGTGCAGAAAGTGGAACGGAATCGACGGACACGGCGTCGGCGGGGGTGGCGTAAATCCCGGCGCGAACGGCACGGACAGGCGCGTTGCAATGCCCGAGGATGCCGAGTCATCGTGCTTGATTCCGCCGCCTGCCAACCGGCTCGCCACCGTCAGGCGCAATCCCGGCTCGGGTTGCGTCTGCCCGGCATAACGGCCCGACTCGCAGCTCGACCATTGCTGGTACTGCTGCTGATAGGCGGCATTGGCGATGCGCTGCAGCTCGCCGTTGAGATAGCCGGGGCGGCTGTTCCAGGGAATCTGTTCGATCCACTGGTAGACCTCCCGGTCGCACGCGTTCATCACCGCGTAAAAATCCGGCCACGGGCAGACGTAGAAGCGCGCCACGGCGCTCGCCTGCGACGGCCGCCCATTGGGATCGGGCGGCGCATTGGGATCGCTCGGCACGACGACGGGGGGTTCCTCCTTCATCACGCCCCCCGCGACAGTTCGCGCAGTGCCTGCGCCAACTGCATCGCCGTCTCGCGCGAGGACTGCACGGTGTGCGGCTTGCCACCGACGTGGAAGCGCAGGTCGACCACGTCGCGGGCCGGCGTGCCGTGGTCGCCGGCCACCATCGCCACCTGGCTCACCGCGTCGCCCACGGCCCCGCCAGCCGCGAAGTGCGGCATGGCCGGCAGGAAGCCCGCGTTGAGCGAGGCGAAGAACGCCTCGCCGAACTTGCGCACGCTGGCCGCCCGGATGACGAATTCGCCGTGCGAGAGCAGTGCCGGTACCGAATCCGATGTCTCGGTGCCCGGCCCGAAGATGCGCCCCGACATCCGCCGAAACCCATCGGCCACGGCCTGCCCGCCTTCGGCCAGTTTCTGGATCAGGCCGCCTTGGGCATTGGTGTAGACCTTGGTGACGTAGATCGTGTGGGTGCTCGATGTCGGCCGCAGCAATTCCGACACGGCCGCCCGGTACTGATTCAGGTCGGGTTGCACGGTGTGCGTGGCCGAGGTCGGGGCCGACAGCACCGTTTTGGCATCCTGCGCGAACGACGCCAGCTGCTGGCGGGGCTGGTCGAAGGACACCAGCGCCGGAATCTCGACGCCGGTACCGGACAGCGTGCCCTTGAGTCGGTCGATGTCGGCCATGACCTGACTCGTGTCGGCCTCGACCTTGGCGAGTAGTTGCAGGTTATCCGCGTCGGACTGGAGTTTCTCCAGGGAGGCTTGCGCTTCCTTGGTGTCAGCCTGAATCTTGGCGACGAGCTGCTGCGCCTCGGTCAGCGCCTTCAGTTTCTCGATGCCGGCTTTCGCGGCCTCGATGTCGACCTCGAGCTTGAGCTTGTCCTGCGCGAGCAGTTGGCTCCGCAGCTTGTCCAGTTCGTCAGACACCGAGGCGAGTGCACGTTTTGCTTCATCGGCACCCTGGCCAGCAGCGCTGGCTGCCTGTTTGTGCGCGTCGCCCAAACCCTTCAGGGCCGCATCGGCAATGCCGGCGGCTTCCTTGATCTCGCCGATGGCAGTCGCCGCCGCCTGCCCCTCCGACACCACAGTCTGGGTCACAGTCTTGCCGTTCTGCTCGACCTGACGGGTCACCGCCGAGGCGGTACGCTCGGCCAGGGCGATGGCTTCCTCGGCGAGCTTGCGGGCCTGCTCGTAGTTGCCAGCGGCGAGTGCCGCACGGGCCTGTGCCTGCTTCTCGTCGATCTGGCGCAGCCGATCCTGATAGGCCGCGTACTCGTCCATCCCCTTGCGGGAAAGCTCGCGGATGCGATCCTCGACCGAGAGGCGCAGATTGAGCCGGGCTTCGTCGGCGGCCTTCGCGGCTTGCAGGTGCCGCTGCTCCTCCGCAATCAGCCGGTCGACGGTGGCGCGGTAGGCAGACTCCAGTTGTGAGTAGATGGCGATGCGCGCTTCGACGGCCTGCCGCTCGATGGCCTGCACATCCTGACCGGCGGCGCGGGCGAGTGCCACGGCCTGACCGTAGGTCGCCTTCCAGGCTGACTCCATCTGCCGTGCACCGGCTTCCACTGCCGCGAGTTTCTCGCGTTCGGCAGTGAGCAGCGCTTGGGCCGACTCGCGGATCGCGGCTGCTTCGGAGCGCGCGGCATTCTGCGCCGCCGCTTCCTGCCGCTTGTAGTTCGACTCGATCTCGGCCACGCGGGCATCCCAGATCGCCTTGATGTCTGTGGCCACCTGCTTGTAGCTGGCCGATAGTTGCTTGACCGTCTCGGCGGCCTTCTTGGTTTCGGCATCGAGCGCCTGCCGGATCGCTTCGCCGGCTTGAGTGGCCGCGCCCTGGATGGCGCGCAGCGCGTCCGCCGTACTGGGCAACGCGGCCTTAAGTCGTTCGGCGGCCTGTGCGGCCAGCATCATCTGGGTTTTGACGGAGAGCGTGCCGGTATTGGCCAGTTCCTCCATCGCGGCGGTCAGCTGTTCCAGCTGCTGGCGCTGCCGGTTCAACTCGTCGATGGCGCGGTTGGTCTCGCGGATGTCCTGCACCATCTTGACGATGCCGCGCCCCATTTCCCAGACGGCCACGGCGGCGAGCACCGGCAGGAAACGCATGAAGGCTGCCTTCAGTACCGCCAAGGCACTACCCAACGCAGCCACCGCCGCGACGCCCTTCACGGCCAGCACAGCGACGATGATCTCGCCGAGTACCCGCAGCACGGCCATGATCTCCTCGCCGTGGGAGGCCAGTGCCACCAGAGCATCTGCCAGTTTCTGCAAGGCCGGCAGCGCAGCTTCAGCCACCTTCATGGCGATGCCGGAGAGGGCCTGCTTCACCGTGTCGAGCGTGTCGTTGAATTTCTCGGCGGCCTTCGCGGTGTCGCCACTGATCTCGAGGCCCAGTTCCTTGAACTTCTGCTTCAACTGCTCGATGCCGGCCCGCCCCTGGTTGAGGAACGGGATCAGTTCGACGCCGCTCTTGCCGAAGAGCTTGACGGCCAGCGCCGATTTCTCGGCCCCATCGGGCATCGCGGCAAAGGCATCGGCCAGATCGAGCAGCACCTCCTCGGTCGGACGCAGCTGGCCGGCGGCATCCTTGACCGAGACGCCCAACCGGCTGAAGGCCTCGACCTGCTCCTTCGATCCGCCCGCCGCTTCGACCATCGCGGTCGCCAGCTTCTGCATCCCCTTGGCCAGTCCCTCCAGCGAAATGCCGGACTGCTCGGCGATGGGTTTCAGCAGCGACAGCGACTCGACGGAGATGCCAGTTTTCTGCGAGAGCTTGGAGAGGTTATCGGCGGTATCAAGGGCGGCTTTGCCGGCAGCGACCAGTGCACCGAGCGACAAGGCGGCACCCAAGCCCGCCAGCACGCCGTTGACCTTGCTGGCGGCCGACGACAGGCCCTCCAGATTCGCCTTCACCGAGGCGAGCGCCGCCTTGGTCTGGTCAATCGCGGTGATGAGGATTTGGGCGCGGTCAGAGGCCACGGTTTACAGACCTTTTGCGTTCAGTTGTTGCAGGATGGCGGTGGAGAGCTTGGGCATTTGCGAGCGCACGAGGCCAGGCAAATCGAAACGGCCACGCAGCGTCACGCTCGGCACCAGCACGGCGATGGGAATTTCCTGGCCACGCTTGATGGACTTCGCACCGGTGCGCCCCCGTTCCGCGCGCTTGAAACGGCGCAGCTCGGCGGTGTTGTCCTTGATGTTCTCGGCCATCAGGATCACCTTGCCGTTCTTCTCGATGAAGAAGGCATTGCCGGCGCGCATCAGGCCATCGACCACGCGGCGGAACGCCTTGCGCCCGATACGCTGGTGCTCGGGTAGCAAGGGGATCAGCATTCGACCGCCGATGGTGCCGCCCCGAACGTGGATGCCCAGCCACGAGATGCGCGAGCCGACCAGCAGCGCCGGGAATTTCTCGGGGCTGCCGGCGTAGAGCTTGTGCCGCATCGACTTCACGAAGCCGGCTTTCCTCACTTTGAAGACCGACTGCATCCGGGACTGGGCCGCCTGGGCGATCTCCTTACCGGCGGTTTTCATGCCGGCTTCCACGGCCTTGCGAATCGCCCGCCGCTTCTCCGGCACCCAACTGTCGAGCCGCTTCGGATCGAGCAGCCCCGAGGTGATGAGCGAGAGTTTCATCGGGTGAGTTCTTTCTGGAGTCGTTTGATCTCGGCGCTGCCGCCGCGCTGGGCAGTAACCAGCAGGGCGAACTGCGCGGCCAGTTCGTCGCGCTCAATACGGTCGATGGCCGCGAGAAACGCCCGCAGCTGCGCGAGCGTGTAGGTCAGGACGTCGGGGTAACGGTGGCCGGATCGGATGAGCCGGGCAATGGCGTCTGACCAGGGATCAGCGTGCCGAGGGTTTGGCTCACCCGCGTGATTTCCGGCACCACGCGGCGGATAAAAAAATCCGCGTTCGCCCCGAACACCGCCTCGGCAAGGCGGATTGCGTCGTCCAGGGCCAGGCCCGACACCCACTCCGGCGGACGGCGACAGGCGATGGCCAGCGCCAGGATCACCGCTTCGCCGTCCTCGGATAGCAGGCGCATCCAATCGGGATCGGGGCCGAGCTTGCCGGCGAGGGGACGGACGGTGCGGGCGAAGATCGGCAGTTCGCCTACCTTGAGAGGCGTGATGTCGAGCGTCTCGCCGCCGATCACCAGAGACTCAGGCACCGGCGGCAGCGCCGCGAAGAGGTTCTCGGTCATGGCGATCACCCAAGCTGGACGATGCGACCGAACTGGCCGAGCACCGCGTCGTAGGGTTTGGTGGAGTCGGCCAGCAGCGAGCCTTCCAATTCGAACTTGTTGAGGTCGTTCGAGATGATGTCGAACTTCTTCAACGGGTCGAATGCCACTCGGTAGAGTTCGATCAGTACCTTGGCGTTGCCGGCGGCGGTGTTCACCCCTTCAAGGCGCAGGAAGCGCTCCGGCAGCGGCTGCGTGAAGATGCCGATCTCGGTCACTGCACCGAAGGTGTAGCTCGCCTTGAACGGGGCGGTGAGGCCGGTGACGTCCAGAAACTGGATTGCACCGAAGTCCTCATCAGCCGTGTAGTGCGTGCCTGCCGTCAGGGTCGCCGGCGTGCCGGCGGAATCCACCACGGTCAGGGCCGAAACCTTCGGGTGCGCGAGGAAGTAGCGGTCGCCGATCACGGGTGCCGCCCCGCCGACCGGCTCGTCTGTGACGCTGCCGCCGGCATCGGTGACATGGCTGCCGTAGAGTGCGAGCGACAGGTTCTCCTTGGTGAACTCCTCGATGGTGAGCGCGACCGTGGCGGATTTCTGCTTGACCAGGCGCAGGTCGACCGCGCGCTGGCCGGTCTGGCTCTCGTAGTGCTCGATCACGTCGGTCTTGAGCGAGAGCGACAGATCGGCTACGTTGCCCGGCGAACGGACGTTGATCGGCTCGCCATTGGTGTTGCGTTCGCCGAGATAGACCCGGCCTTGGAACGAAGCGTAGTAGGACATGATGGGTTACTCCTTGAGGGTCTTGGCAGTCTTCACCGAGGCATCGGGGGCATCCGGTGCCGGCTCGGGGCGATGGATGGCCGGCTCGCCGATCTGGTGGTCGGTCAACCAGCGGGCGGTGTGTTCGTCTACGTCGATGACGTGGCCTGCGGGATAGGCCACCCCGGCATGGGTGTGGGTGACCTTGAGTTTCAGCTTGGGCATGTCAGCCTCCTTGAGAGATGTCGGAAATGCGAGTGCGGTAGGTGATGCGGTAAATGGCCGGGATGGCGATGGCCTCGACGTCGGCGTCTTCCGCCTGATAGTCGGCGTCCATCTCGGCGATATTCAGAGCCAGGCCACCGAGGGTGGCGTCCAGCAGCAACGCCGAATGCGCTCGGCAAAGCAGATCGTCGGCAACGGCGTAACCATCGGTCGGATCGCGGGCATGTCCGATGATGCGCAAGACGAGCTCGCGCTCCACGCGGTCATTGCTTCGCTTCACCGGGGCGTCGGAAGCGATGCTCACGACAAGTGCCGGCGCCTGTTCGCGAGTGATAGCGGTGACGGGTTGGCGTAGCACGGTGACTGGCGCAATTGCCGCCTGACAGCGCGCCATCACTTCACGAACGATCTGCTCGCGCCTGGATTGGGGCATAGGGACTCCGATACAATGAAACCGATAAAGGGAGATGCCGTTTGGCAACGGAAACCAAAACCAAGAAACACCGCAGCAGTCAGTCAACGCCCGACCACTACGTCCTGCGCGTCGAGCTCATGGGTATCCAGCCGTCCATCTGGCGCCGTATCCACCTCGATGGCCGCACGCGGTTCGATGCCCTGCATCACATCCTTCAGGCAGCCATGGGCTGGTCCGACTCCCACCTGCACAAGTTCGAGATTCGCGGCAAGCATTACGGTGTTCCGGATCCCGAGTTCACCGACCCCGGCTGGGAAGTGCTCGACGAGAAGAAGTACCGCCTCAACCAACTGCTAGCCGAGGGAGATACCTGCGACTACCTGTACGACTTCGGCGATAGCTGGATGCACCGCATCACGGTCGAGTCGATCAAGGAGGTCAAACCCACACCCAGCGACGGCGGCTTTGCCTGGGTCGAGGTTGGCGAGCGCGCCTGCCCGCCCGACGATGCGGGTGGTTCAGGCGGCTACCAGGACTTTCTGGATCGGTTGAACGACGATCCCTACGGCGACGAAACCAAGGCCTTCCAGGAGTGGGCCGGACTGGATTTCGATCCAGAGCGCTTCGACCGTCAGGCCGTGAATGCCACCATCAGTCGCATGCTCTGGAACCGCTGGATCAAGATCGGCCCCTGATCGGCTCACAACCGAGCCAGACGCGCCCGGCACTCGTTTCCGTCCCGCAAGGCAATCACCTCCCGCACACGGTAGGGCTGGCCTGCGATCTCGACCGTGTCCCCGACGACGAGCAGCAGGCGCTCGGTCGGGAACTCGATCTCGTAATCGCGGGAGAGCGCCAGGCCATCGAGCACCGTCTCGTCGGGTGCGCGGAAGCGGCACTCGACGATCAGGGTGCCGACCTTGACGGGGGTGAGCAGTCCGGCGCGGGCGGCCGCGTCATACAGATCAGCCACGCCTACCATCAGGCGCTCGTCAGCTTCACCAGCACACCGGGGCGGTGACACATCGGCAGCGGGTTCGACTGAGTGTGCAGATCCGTGCCGCGCTCGAACTTCCTCGGTTCCTGCTTGGCGTAGAGCGGCTGGCCGAGGGTGTTGACCGTCTCGTTGAAGTCCGCCGGGGCCAAGTAGGTGCCGAAGGTGTCGACCGTGCCCAGCGGGAAGGCGTGAGCCTCGCCCGGGGCGATGAACTTGCGCACCGTACCGTTGATGTCGCTCGCCTGGCCGCGATACTCCTCGAAGGTGATGCCGCCGAAGGTGAAGCCGGAGCGCACGTCGTTGATCAGGATTGCCCCTTGCTGCCAGTTGGTATAAGCCTCCTTGACCGCCTTATGGGTGGTGAGCGCCCGGAAAAACTGAGGCGAGCAGAGCACGTGCACATCGGTCATGAACTCGCCCTTGAGGTTGTCCTCGATTTCGGCGAGCACGTCGTAGCAGTGGCCCTTGATGTCGCTGTTGGCATTCGCAAGATCGAAGTTGATCGACGTCTGGGAGAGGCCGAACTCGGTGTAGAGGTCGTAGATGGTGCTGCCGTCGGCATCGAGGATTTGGCCCTTGAGTGCCCCCATGCGCAGGTGTTCCAGGGTGATGGCGTGCTTGTTGCGCATGGTTTCCAGGTGACGCGCCATCACGCCGGCAATCGCCTCCATCTCGGTTTCGGAGCCGAAGGCGCGGATGCCCTGGACTTCCTCGGGCAGCACGACGTCGTCGTGCGGGATGTGGGGGATGACGAAGGAGCGCAAGGTGCGCGTGCCGCGCTCGCCCACGGTACCCGGGGAGCCAGGCGGTTTCGTCGGCAGGAGGTTCAGTCGCCCGGCGTACTCCTCGACGATGATCTGCCGGGTGCGCACCGGCTTGGCCGGAAAGAGACCCAGCTGCTCGATGCGGCCATAGCGGTTGGGGATGAGGTTGATGGCCGTGGTGAGGCTCGCCATCGAGAAGCCGGGGTTGTCGAACGGGTTTTGCATTTTTGATCTCCACAACGAAGTTGCGGCGTAGGCTCATGCGGCGAAGCCGCGTTATGCCAAAGCCAAAAAACGAAACCCGCCGTGTGGCGGGTTTTCGGGGGATGAGAAGGGCTTGCTTACGCTGCGTCGCGCACCAGAATGCCAATCGCCACGAGTTGCGCTTCGGCAGCGGCCTTCTGTGGTGCGGTGATGCCAGCCGGCCAGATCAGGGCGTTGCGTGCGACGATGGCGTGACGGGCCACCGCGATGGCATCGTCCCGATCGATCAGGGTCGCATCGGTGTCGGTGGCCAGCACGCCCACGGCGGTTTCGGTGCCGTCAGTAGCGGCCGGTGCCAGCGCATATAGCTTGCCGTCGGCGGTCTTCCTGCCGAGCACGGTGCCGAGTTGCAGGTTCTGTCCGGCGGCGACCGTCGCGGCCTCGCGGGAATAGAGATTCGGTGCCTCGTACTTCAGGAGGTCGCCGAGGTTCTTGCTTTGGGTGATTGAAGGCATGTCTTACTCCTTGTGGATGAGTTTCTTGACGGCGGCGACCACGGGTGATGCCTCGGGTCGCTCGGGGGTTTCGGTGCCGGCTTCCGGCGTGATGGTGGAATGGATGGGCGTGGCCTCGGATCGTGCGGCCTTGGCCTCACAGAGCACTCGGCGCACATCCGCCTCGCTCTTGCCTTCCGCAATGAAGGCGGCGGCCTTGTCAGGGCAGCCGGCGATCAGACACAACTCGGCGATGGCTTGGGCGGATTGGGCAACCTCGCGGCGGGCCTCGGCAACCAGGACGGCTGCCTGATCAACACCGATCATTTCCATTTGGGTTTCTTCGAGAGACATGTCGTCCTCCTGTAGGTGCGTCGCCCCGGGTCGTGCAACTGCCCGAGTCGGGGGCGCCTTGCGGCCTCGGGAGCTGAGGTAAATCGAGAATTCAGTGAGCGTTGCCTCCAGCGTGCCGACGGCATCGGCCAGACCGGCCGCCGTCGCGTTCGGGCCGAAGTAGAGAGCCGCTTCGGTGGCGCGTACCGCCATCTCCGGCAATCCGCGCATGGCGGTCACGTGACCGACAAAGATGTCGTAGAGGCGGTCGACCTCGGCCTGGATTTCGCCTTTCGCGGTATCAGTGAGCGGCTCGTGGGGCGAGAAGTCGTTCTTGTGCCGGCCCGCCGTGATCGCGGTGTAGCGGTAGCCGTCGTTGGCGTCCTTCACCGACTGATCGATGTGCAGCGCAATCACGCCGATCGAGCCGACACCACCTGTTTCCGTGACGACGATCCGTTCTGCGGACGATGCAATGGCATAGGCGGCCGAGAAGGCAGCATCGTTGGCTACCGCCCAGATAGGTTTTACGGCGGTGGCCTCGCGCACGCGGCGGGCGAGCTCGAAGCTGCCGGAGGCCTCACCGCCCGGCGAATCGACATCCAACAGGATGCCGGTGACACTGGGGTCGGCCAGCGCCGTATCGAGCATCGCGCCGATGTCCTGGTAGCTCGTGAGCCCCGAGGCCGCCTCCAACCCCAAGGTGCGCTTCACCAGCGTGCCGTGGATCGGGATCACGGCGATGCCGACAGCACCTTGCCTGTTCGGACGGGTTTCGGGTAGTGCCGCCAGCAGTTCCTTGGCATCGGCAGGGATCGGGCTGTCGATCCCCAATCGTGGCCCGAGAGCGGACAGGATCACGTCGAGCTTGGCGCGATGGACGAGCAACGGCGTCCCGAAGATGCGGGAGGCGAGATGTGGCAGCATGAATTACTCCGTAGGTTGTTCGGTTTGTGGAGGCGGCGCCACGGCCGGTGCCTGGTCATGCCGTGGATCGGAATCAAAGACGAGACCCAATGCATCGGCGCGGGCGTTATCGGTCGCAATCTCCCGGTCGACATCCTCGGCGTCGTAGCCATAGGCCGAGATCGCCTCCGAACGGCTGGTGAGGCCCGCCCGGATGGCAAGCTTCATGGCGTTGAACTCTTTCTGCGGATCGACCCACTGCCAGCCCTGCGAAATCCACTTGGCGACTTGGTATTCACGCCGACGGCGGCTGTAGCCGGGGAGCGTGAGCGAACCTTCGAGCACCGCCTGATCCATCCAGGCCCGCCAGATTGGGCGGCACAGCTGGTGGACGATCACACCGTGCTGGATCACCTCGCAGCGACGGCGGAACTCCAGTAGGCCGGCGCGGATCGACGAGTAGTTCACTTGCGTCAGGTCACCGGTGAGCATCTCGTAGGTGATGCCCATGGCGGCCGCCACTGCCCGGAACTGCTGGCGCATGAACTCGGCGTAGGAACTGCCAACATCAGCCGGTGCCGAGAACTTGATGTCCTCGCCCGGCTCCAGAATTTGCAGGGTGCCCGGTTCGAGCCCGGCCAGTGCCACACCATTGGGGTCGGCCAGTCCCTCGCCCATCAGGTTGTCTTCGGGGGCCAGGCGCGTGATGAATCCCGCGAACATCGCGGCGGTCTTCTTGCGCACCAGTTCGGCGTCGTCGTACTGGTCGAGTTCGTTGAGCTTCACGAGCGCCCGGGCAAGCCACGGTTCACCCCGGATCTGGCCAGGACGCAGCGGTCGGAAGAGGTGAATCACTTCGGAGGCATCCACCCGAACCGTTTCGACGCCACCCGAACCGGACATGGGTGCGAGACCGCCATCGTTCGGATGGGATCGATACAGGTGGTAGGCGACGCGCCGTCCCAGCCGGTCGAACTCGATACCGGCGCGGATGACGTTGCCGTTCGCAAGCTCCCGGTTCATCGCCAGCGGCAGATGCTCGGCCTCCAGCACCTGAATTTGGAGCGCCACCGGCAGCCCGTCCTCGGGACGCCGCCAGCGCAGTCGCACAATCGCCTCTCCTCCCTCCAGCATGGCCCGGCAGGCAAGCGACTGCAGCCCGTAGAAATCGGTGAGCCCCGCTGAATCAGCGGCCTCGCACCAGTCCCACCACAAGCGTTGGATGGTTTCGCGATGGGCCGCATCTTCCACCATGCTCTGCGGCTTGATGCCGGTACCGATGGCGTTGGCAACGAAGGCCTCGATGCCGGCGGCGGCCCAGGCGTTGCGCCGCACGAGGTCGCGGCTCTTGGCGCGCAACTGCTCCTGCGTGTAGGCGAGTGCCGCTACCGCTCCGGGATTGGCCACCGTCCAGGCGAGCGTGCGCCGGCCGAGGCCTGCACCGTCGTAAGTGGGTGTGCCGCCGAAGACGCGGCGTTTGATGGTTCCGATCCAGCCCATCAGAATCCCTTCCCGGTGGTCACGCGGATCTGGCGCGGTGCGCGCGGATACAGGCCAGTGGAAACGGCATCCTTGTGCATCGCGGCTTCGACCTCGGCGATGGCTTGCTTCAGTTCCTCGACGGTGCGGTACTCGACCGTCTTGTCGCCGAAGGTGACGCGCTTCTCGCCCTTCGACAGCGCGTCACGCAGGGCCTGTAACTGGGCTTCGGTGTAGGTCGGCGTGCTCATCGATAGACCACCAGGCTGATCTCGGGTGTGTCGGCGAGCGACGCCGCAGCACTGGTACAGACCAGTTCGAGGGTGTCGGCGGTCTTGCCGTCGGTCGTGCCGCGTGCTGCCGCGAAGCGGATGGTTCCCGTCGCGGTGTTACTCCTGCCCGTGGCGACCCAGCAGTACTTGGCATCGGGAAACGGCGCCTCGAACTCGATCCGGTAGCGACCCGTTCCCAAGCGGGTAACCGAGGCGACGTTGTAGGCGGCGCGAAGCTGGATCGCCCCGCCCACGTAGCCGAAGTTCACCCAGGCCCGGGCAAGTCCGGGATGGTCGGGGCGAATCAGCCCCTTGATCTCGGTACCGATACGGGTGGCGAGCGCCGACAGCTGTGCGACGAGGCTCATCACTTACACCAGGGCGGCGTTGAAGATCGCCACGAAATCGGTGTTGGGGTCGCCGATATCGGTGGCGGCGACGGCGCCGATGTTGCTGCGCGCTTGCGTCTGCTCGGGGACGGTCAGTGTCTGAGCGGCGTCGAAGCGCACCCGCTTGTCGATGGCGGCAGTGAGTGCCGCGATGCCGGTCTGGTCGTTCTGCAGGGCTTGCTGGAGTTCCAACAGGGTGTCGTAGGCCGGGTCGGCACCGCCCAGGATATCGGCCTTGAGGGCATCGAGCACCGAGACGATCTTCGACGAGGAGTAGGTACTGGTCGTGGCAACCGTCAGATCGTCAATGGCCACTGCCGTCAGGATGGCGGCCTTCAGTTCGTTGATGGCCGCGACCAGGCTCGACTTGTCGGTGGTGGTCAGCGCGGTCAGCGTGCCGGTACGCCCCTTGACGGTGTTGAATTCCTCGGCGACGCGCAGGACGAAGCTGTTGAGTTGGGTTTGCAGACTCATGGTGGGGTTCTCCAGTGGTGGTGTGATCAGTTGAACCAGCGGCTGCGAATCACGCGCCGGCCGGCTCTCGGGGTTCCAGAAACAGCGAGGCCACCGCGTTGGGTGGCCTCAGTGGGTTGCTCGATTTGCGGATCGGGATCACCGGGCGGCGAGCGTCCGATCTGTCGTTCCAGTTCGCGCCAGTGCCGTTCCTCGAAGCGGTCGAGGCCGGCAGCACTCGCCGCCGCGCGGGCATACACGTAGCAGTCGAGCGCCTCGTTACGCTCGCGCATCTTCTGCCACTCGCGCACCGAGTAGCCGTTGCGATCGCGCCGGGTGACCAGTTGCTCGGCGCACAGTTGCTGCAGGTACTCGGCATCCACCTTGGGCAGATGGACGAAGCCGGTGGGGTAACGAATCGTGACCCCATCCTCGGCCACCTCCGGCACCTTCCTCAGGCTGTTGTAGAACTCCAGCTTGGCGATGCCGACCGCGACGGTAAACAGCTTGATACCCCGGCGCAGTTTCTTGCCGCCCGTCGTGGCGTCCACGGCAGTCGGCGTGCCTACCAGAGCCGAGCCCTTGGCCGAGCCCTTGACCGCCATCAAGCGAAAATCACGCGCCAGCCGCACGAAGGCATAGGCTTCCTGTGTCGCAAAGCCGGTGTCCAGCGCGAAGCGCGCCAATGGCATCAGCGCGCCTGTTTCGTGCTCCCATTGTTCGCCGAGCATTGCGCCAAGCTGCCGCCACACCTCGTCGCGGGCGGTGTCGCCCATCAACACGCGATGCTCGACGAGCCACGATTCCTTGCCGCGCCCGAAGGCCCAGATGGAGACCTCGATGCGATCCTTCTGCACGTCGGCCCCACCCACGAGCAGCAAGCCGCCCGCAGGCACAAAGCCGATGCGGTAATCCTCACGGCGCTCCAACAGGCGCTGCCAGTCGGGGGCTTCGCCCTCCTCGACCCAGGCCTCGCCCAGTTCCGAGTTCTTGAATGCCTTGATGGTCGCCACCGAGCGGCTCTCCGACATGGCTGCCTTCTCCCACGACGCTGCAATCTCGCGCCACTTGCGCCAGGGGCTGTAAAGGCTGGACAGGTGAAACCCGGCGCTCATTCCTATTCCTTGCGCCATCCATTCCCCAAGTTCCAGCATCCGGGGTTTGTGATGCTCGGCGATCGCTGTTTCGCAGTCCTCGCAAAGATAGGCGGCGGTTTCCGGCTGCCCACGATCCCAGCGCAACCGTTCGAACCTCAACCACTGGCGGTGACCACAATGCGGGCACGGTACAAAGTAGCGGCGCTGGTCTGACGCCTCGTATTCCCGCTCGATGATGCTCGCCCCGGAGATAGTGGGCGTAGACACCAGCAGAATCTTGCGCCGCGCAAACGTCCGGGTGCGCGCTTCGGCCAGGTGGATCGCGTCGCCCTCGCCATCGACGTCCAGCGGATAGGCATCCACCTCATCGAGGAAGAGATAGCGCACCGGCATCGAGCGCAGACCCACTGCCGAGTTAGCCCCGGTCATCACCAGCACGCCGCCGCGAAACTCCTTCATCAGTACCGTGTTGCCGGAGTCCCGGCTCCTGGGCGGGGCGATGATGTCCTTCAGCACCGGCGACTCCTCGATGAGGGGATCGATGCGGTGCTTGGAGTTCCTCTGCGCCATCTCGGTCGTCGGCCAGACGATCATCATCGGGCCGGGGGCGTGATGGATGGCATAGCCCACCCAGTTGAGGCCCAGTTCCGTGCCGCCCACCTGCGCCCCTTTCATGAGCACCACCCGCTCCACCTTTGATGCCGGGGACAGGCAGTCCATGATCTCGCGCAGATAAGGCGTGCGTGCATTGCGCCAGCGCCCGGGCTCGGCCGATTCCTTGGTCGAGAGCATTCGGTAGCGCTCGGCCCATTCGGATACGGTCAGGCGCAGATCGGGCCGCAACCCTTCGCGCCAGGCACGTTCGATCTCAAGCGCCCCTTCGTAATCGTCCGCCTTCATCCGTCCACCTTCGGCACAAACTCACCCAGTTCCTCCAGATGCACGCGCACGGCGACGTCGAGCGCCACGAACAGGGTGTGCTCATCGATGCCCAGTTCCGCCGCGAGGATCGGTGTGATGCGATTCGGCCAGTTGATCCACGCCTCCCGTTCGGCCCGTGCCAGCTTGAAGACGTGGGCGATGGCCTGCGACCGGTCGACCAGTTCCCCTTTGAGCTGCGCCAGACGCACCTTGTTGGTCTGCGCCTTCACCACCTCGTTGACCGTGCGCGCCTGCAGCAGGGACGCGCCTCCGGTGGGCAAGGCAGTGTGGGTGTCACCTGCGGGCGCGCTGGCAGTGGTCTCCTGCGGCACGGTGGCCCGGACGGGCCTGGCGCGAGTGCCCGCGCGCGGCGCTTCGGTGTTCTTCGCCCACTCGGCGTCAGCCCGCTGCGGGTCGAGGGTGCCATCGGCCTCGGGCGTGATGCGCCCGCTATCAATCGCCTTCTTGACCGCCACGTGAGAGACGCCGCGATGCCGGGCGTAAGCGCGTATCGACAGACCCATGATCTACATCAAGCCCATCGCAGAGGTTCCCGAACTTCGCGATTCAGAGCTTGGCTTTCCTCCACAGAAGCGCGTTCATGCCATCACCATCAACTACATCGCAGGAGACAAACATGTACGCCGACAAACTGGACACCCTTGGCAAGAAACTGGCCGATGCCGCCCTGACTCTGCTGGTACGCCTTTATCCGGAAGTGCGCACCGCGAGCACCACGGAACTCGATGCCGCCTGCGCGGCGATGCGCGCCAAGTCAAGGTCGGTGATCGACGAGTTGATCGATGACGCCAAGGACGCACCCGGGGTGGCGCACATCGCGTTTCAGACCGCAGCCCTGACGCTCGCCCACGAGGGCATCCAGACACTCAAGGCTGGACGCAAATAGATCTGCGAAGCCAGGCAGAAAGAGCTTGGCTTCCTGTTCGAACAGCGCCTGAATGCAATCGTCATCAACACCAACACAAGGAGACGACCATGACCAAGCAAGCCGCCAAAACCCTCGACCAGCAAATGCAGCAAATCGCGCTCGATCACCTGTTCATCGAAACCCTGGAAACCCGCAACAGCGACCGGATGGACTTCCACGAGGTCAGCGTCTGGGGCGTCAAGAGCGCCCTGATGGCCGCCTACGAAGCAGGCCGGCAGGCCGCGAAGCAGGGCTGAAAAAGAAGCAGAAAGCGCTTGGCTTCACTCCCCAACAGCGCGTTCATGACCACACCATCAACCACCACGAAGGAGCATCAAATGACCACCATCCAACTGACCCCGGCCCAGCACGCCATCCTCGCCTACGCCATCGAACACACCGGCGGCAAGATCGAATGGTTCCCCGACAATATCAAGGGCGGTGCCCGCACCAAGGTGCTGGAGGGCTTGTTCAATAAGGCCCTGATCACCCGCGACGGCCAGGACAACTACTTCGTCGCCGCCGAGGGTTACGTGGCCCTTGGGCGCGACCTGCCGGCACCTGCCACCACTCATCCCGACCCCGAGATCGAGGCCGCCGTGTCGGCCGCTGAGGCCAACTGGGCGCAAGAGAAACAGGCCGCCGCCCAGCGACTGCTCAAGGTAGGCGTCGAGGGCAAGCCCCGCACCCGGGAAAACAGCAAGCAGGCAACGGTGATCCAGATGCTGCAGCGTCCCGAGGGCGCCACCATCAGCCAGATCTGCGCGGCCACTGGCTGGCAGGCCCACACGGTGCGCGGCACATTTGCCGGCGCCTTCAAAAAGAAACTCGGGCTCAACCTTGCCTCCGAGAAGCCCGAAGGGAGTGAGCGCATCTACCGGATCGTCTGATCGAGACGGGGTGGCGACACTCGCCGCCGCCCCGAAAAAGTGATTCAGAAAGCGCTTGGCTTCTCAATCGAACAGCGCGTTCATGCGGATGTCACAACAATCAACTCACCGGAGACCACCATGACCACCACCATCCGCGCCCGCTTTACCCGCAAGCCCTGCAGCCTTGACGAGGTGCTACACAACACAGACCCCAGCGTACCGCGCGAGTCGATCACGATCGAACTTCGCAAGGAACTGTCCGCCGCCGAATACGACGCTTTTGCCAATACCTTGCTGGTCGATCGCGATTGGCTCACCGGACGCGGTGGCCAATCAAATGGCTACCGTCAAGTCGTTGAGGTCTGCGCCCCCGGTCGCACCACGCTTTACGTAGACCCCTCCGGTGGCAGCTACGGACGCTACGTCGGAGTAGCTGTCGATTTACCGCCACCCAGCAACGGGCAGGCCGATGCGATCCGCTGGCTGCTCGACAATCGTCGTCCCGAAGTCAGCATCGACCAGGCACTGCGCACCCTGCGTATCGCGTTGAGTGGCGACCGCAAGGCGATGGCACTCCTCGACCAGATCGCCGCCGAAAAATGATTCAACTATCTGCGATAAAACGCTTGGCTTCTCAATCGAACAAGCGCGTTCATACGGGTGTCGCAACGATCAACCCGAAGGAGAAAACGATGACCACCACCACACAAATCCCCGCCACCCAGAACGAAGCCTGGGGCTTTTGGGGCACGATGAACAACGACGCCCAAACCGCCTGGCCGATCGCGATGACCGCGATCTCGGATGCCACCTGCCAGCCCCTCGAATCGGTCAGGCTGTTCCTCGACAGCCGTTACGGACGCCACTTTGCAGATGATGTCATCAACGAGATGCTGCGGGGCCAGACGATCCAGCAGGCCATCGACGCCGCCGTCACGCGCTGGATGGGCTGGACGATTGGCCGCCAGACCAGCAAGCAGTACGGCATCCCCAAGGGCCTGCCTTACCTCACCGGGTTCGTGATTCACTGCGAAGTGACCGACGAGTCCCTCGAAGCCGAAGCAGCGTAAGGAGATCACCATGGCCGCCGTCGTCACCACCCCGCAACTCGAAGCCAACTACGACAAGTTCATCGCCGAACTGACCAAGCTCAGCCGCAAGTACGGCGTGGCAATCCAGTCAGTCCGCGGTGTCCACCTCGCCGACGACCCCGGCGAGTTCCGCAACGTCCGCTACGTGGCCGACATCACCAGCGGCGATCTCCTGCCGGAATTTCCCGCCGACTAACAGCGCGTCGAACGCCACGCCATCGGACTGCCGGATGGCCTGCGCCCCGGCATAGTCCTGCCAGCGGCGCACGATCACATCCACGTACTTCGGATCCAGTTCGATCAGCCGCGCCTTGCGACCTGACTTGTGAGCGGCAATCATCGTCGTGCCCGACCCACCGAACGGGTCCAGCACGGCGTCGCCAGGGCGACTCGAATTGCGGATCGCCCGTTCCACCAGTTCTACCGGCTTCATGGTCGGATGTAGATCGTTCTTCTGCGGCTTCTTGATCTGCCAGACGTCACCCTGGTCGCGGTCTCCACACCAGTGACGGTCGGCCCCCTCGGGCCATCCATAGAGGATGGGCTCGTACTGGCGCTGGTAGTCGGCCCGCCCTAGGGTGAAAGTGTTCTTTGCCCAGATGACGAAGGTCGACCAGTGACCACCGGCAGCACGGAAAGCGGCCTGCAGGCAGTCGAGCTCGCTCGACGACATAGCCACGTAGATGCCGCCCTGGCAATGCGCCAAGGTAGGCGTCAATGCCGCCAGCAGAAAATCGTAAAACCCGTCGCCCAGGTTGTCGTTAAGAATCGCGCGATCCTTGCCGCGCATCTTGTCCTTGGCCGAGTTGGCGTAATTGACGTTGTACGGCGGGTCCGTGAAAACCATGTCGGCGATCTCGTCGCCGAGCACGACCACGTAAGCATCCGGGTCGGTGGCATCGCCACACAGCACCCGGTGGTCGCCACAGATCCAGACGTCGCCCGCCCGGGATACGACCGTACCGGATCCCTCCGGAACCGCATCCTCATCGGTATCGCCCTCAGCGGTCGTTTCCTCGCCGGCCAGCAGATCGGCCAGGGCATCGGCATCGAACCCAGTCAGTGCCAGGTCGAATTGATCATCCTGCAGCGCGGCCAGTTCCACTTGCAGCATGGCTTCATCCCAGCCGGCATTCTCGGCGATGCGGTTGTCCGCGATCACCAGGGCTCGGCGCTGGGTGGGGGTCAGATGGTCGAGCACCACGACCGGCACGGTGGGGAGCCCGAGCTTTTGCGCCGCCGCCAGCCGGCCATGCCCGGCCACGATCACGCCGTCGGAGCCGGCGAGGATGGGATTGGTGAAACCGAACTCGGCGATCGACGCCGCGATCTGGGCGACCTGGGCATCGGAGTGCGTGCGCGAGTTGCGGGCATACGGCACCAGCTTGGCCGTAGGCCATTGCTCGATCTTGTCGGCAAGCCAGGAGATGGTCATGCCTCGCCTCCCAGACGCTCACGGGCCACCACATCAAAGGTCTGTCCCGTCGATGCCAAGGTGACTGGCACCTCGGGAAAGTTCTGCTGGAAGCGCTTCACGGTGACGTCCACATACTCCGGCGCGATCTCGGTGGATCGTACCTTTCTGCCGGTGCGCTCTGCCGCCAGCAGGGTCGTGCCCGAGCCACAGAACGGTTCGAAGACGAGTTCGCCGGCATCGGTGTAAGACTCCAGAACGAACTGGGGCAGCGCTACCGGAAACACGGCCGGGTGGTCGATGTCCTGACCGATCTTCCCCTTGTGGCGCATGATGCGAATCACGGAATCCGGAATCTTGGTCTCCTGCGTGACCTGGCCGACGTGGTTCCAGGCAGTCTTGCTGCCATCCTTGTTGCGCATACCGCCGGCACTGGTGCCGTCACCGCGCAGATGGGTGTCGCGCCCCGCGTAGATGCAGGGCACAAATTTGTTCGGGCGCCGGGCCTCGGAGTCCTTCCGGTTGAAGTGGAAGACGAATTCGAACGAAGGGGCCAGCCGGCCATTCCAGTCACCGGGCAATCCTGGCCCCTGGTCCCAGACATACCAGGCGAAGCGCCGCCAACCCTGGGTGCGCATCCAGTCGAGCCAGCCGTCCCAGTAGGGCATGACTTCCTGCTCGCGGTGGATGAGGCCGAGGTTGACCAGCACCTGACCTTTCGGGGCCATCGGCAGGTTGGCGAAGACACCCCGCATCAGGGCGTCCCAATCAATGATGGTGTTCGTGTAGTCCCGCTGGTTGCCGTAGGGTGGCGAGGTGAAGCACAAGGCAGCCAGCTCGCCCGCCATCAACGTTCTGACGATGGCCAGATCCGTGGCATCGCCACAGATCAGCCGGTGCGCGCCGATCTGCCAGATATCGCCGGGACGCGAGACCGGATTCGATGGCACCTCTGGCACATCGTCGGCGGCATCATCCTCGCTCTCGCCTTGGGTTTCGTCCTGCAACGCCTGCTCGGCACCGACCAGCAGTTCCTCGATCTCCTCGTTGGAGAAGCCGGTCATGGTCAGGTCGTACCCTGCCTCGGACAACTCGGCCAGTTCCAGCGAGAGCAGTTCCTCGTCCCACCCGGCATCCAGTGCCAAACGATTGTCGGCGATGACATAGGCCCGCTTCTGCGCCGGGGTGAGGTGTCCGAGTTCAATGACCGGCACTTCAACCAGATCCAGCTTGCGCGCAGCCGCCAGGCGGCCGTGGCCGGCAATGATGCCGTTGGCACCGTCGACGAGGATGGGCTGTGTCCAGCCGAACTCGACGATGCTGGAGGCCAGCTTGGCAATCTGCGCCTCGGAATGCGTGCGCGGATTGCGGGCGAAAGGGATCAGCGTCTCGATCTTGCGATACTCGACGCGCAGGTGTTCGGTCATTGGAATGCAAAAACCCGCCACGAAGGGCGGGTCATCAAAGGGTGGTAACTCGGTTCATGTGGTAACCGGGGTGGTAACTGGTAACCCTGGTAACCTCGTTTCGGGATCGGACGCTAGCGAAATGCCGCGCTCGCGCCCCCCGCATGGGATTTTGGACAGGAAGGACCCGTCGAATTTTCTGACCGGAAGCGATGTAGGCGTCACACCCACACCGCTCGCCAGATCATAGCTGTCATCCTATCAAAATCCGGCCTTTGTGTTGCATGCCGAATTCATCACAAAATGCCCAAGAGCGAGAATCCACGGACATTCACGGCATGCATTGCTCTACCTGACCCTCTAGTTTGGAAGGATGGCCGGCGACTCCAATCTGGTGGCCGTTCAGATGATCGACAACGATCTGCAATGCCTTCTGCCACCGCCGCCAGGCCGTCGTGCGGTCGCGCCCGAGGCGGCGGCAGATGAACTTCCACTCGTAGTGCTTGGCGCGCATCCACACCAGATGCCGCTGCTCCACCTCCAGCCACTGCATCCAGCGCATCGTCTCCAGCATCCGTTCGATGGCCTCGGGAGTTGGGAGAAGCGGCCGGTATTCGTAGTCCTTGTCGTCGAAGCCTTCCCACCCATCGCGCACGAAGGCTGGCCACACGTTGAAGTAGCCTTGCACCCTGACCCGTGGCAGTCGCCGTCCCGTCTCGGCCGCCTCGGCAAACCGGGCCGCCACGTCGTCCATCGTCCACTCAGCCATGGCGATTCCCTCCGTATAGGCGTTCTCCAAGTCGTCGCACGAACTCGCGCTCGACGAAATCCAACCGCTTGTCCTCTTCGGACACCACGAGGATGTGCTGGTCGCGCCAGCCCTGGCGTTTGATGCTCTCCGGATCCTCTCGGGAAGAGCTGCGATCGAGCGGGCAGCGGTAGTGCTGTGCCGGAACCTTCATCTCACACCTCCTGTGTCTCGATGGCCCAGTGCAGCAATGCCAGGGCATCGGCCTCGTTGTCATCGGCAGGCTGGTGGCCACGAGACCGGATGGATGCCACCATCTCGTCCTTGCTCGCGTTGCCCTTGCCGGTCGCGTGTTTCTTGATCGTGCCGACTGGCACACCCTGGTACGGGATCTGGTGGTGCTCGCACCACGCCGTGAGCGTGGCCAGGAACCCGCCGTAGGCGTGGGCCGCATCGGTGGAGACGTGGCGTCGCACTTCCTCGAAATGCAGGCAGTCGATGCCGTCGCAGGATTGCTTGATCTCCGTGAGCCAGCGCTTGAAGCGCAGGAAGCGCATGCCGCCCCCTTCAAAACGTTGTGGGCGGAAGCTCTCGGAGCCGCTCGTGATATGGCCGTCGTTGCCGCGCAGCGCCCAGCCGGTAGTGGTGCCCAGATCGAGGGCGAGGATGGTCGTGGTCATGGTGTCAGTCCTTGTTTGGGAGCAGGTCTGACGCTTCCGACGGATCATGTCGTAACTCCCCGTGACGCGCGCACGCGCACGCGTATAGAGAGTTACGATGTAGAGCGTCGGAAGCGTCAGGCCGGTGTGTCGTCATGGGGTTCAGTTGTCGGCATATGGGGTGTAGGCCGGCTTGGGCGGATCCTTGAGACCCACGCCCCGGAAGCCGCGCACACCCACACTGTTGCGCCACTTCTCCAGCCCGCGCGTGATCAAGAGATCGGAGAAGCGCCGCTGCGAGCCGACAAACTCACCGGCACTGTCGGCCCACTGCTTCCAGTCGTTGAAAAGTTCGGCGGTCAGCGACTTGGCGTTGGCTTCGCGCACGCAGCGCTCGTCGAGCCAGCGACCCAGCGCGTCCTCGGCTTCGAAATACTCCTCGGTGGCTTCCACCACACGCCGGGGCGGATCGAGTCGTCCATGGCGCTGCCAGTCCAGACAGCCCTGCACCGCCCAGGCCAGGATGCCGTCACGCTCGGCCAGCAATTTCTGCTGCAGATGCTTGTCGCGGCGCTCGGGCGGCACGGTGATGGTGAACGGGATCAGGTGCAGTCGCCGCTTCATCGCCTCGTCGATGTTGCGAATCGCCGGCTTGTGATTGCCCGCCACGAACAATTTGAACTGCGGGAAGAACTCGAAGAAGTCCTGGCGCATGAAGCGCGCGGAGATCTTGTCTCCCCCGGTCAGATTCTTGAGCTTCGATTCCGCCCAACGTCGTCCCTGCTCGGTTTCGATGGCCGCCACAAAGCGTGCGCCGCGCAGGCCCGCCATATCGGTCGGGTGCCGGTCGGTGCGCGTTTCCATGAAGGTGTCCATGGGCGCGTTGGTCGCGTAGTCGCCAAGAATCGTGGCCAGGGTATTCACGAACACCGACTTGCCGTTCGCGCCAGTGCCGTACAGGAAGAACAGGGCGTGCTCCTGCGTCGATCCGGTCAGCGCGTAGCCCACCATCCGCTGCAGGTAAGCCTGCAACTCCACGTCACCGCCTGTGACCTCATCGAGGAAGCGTCGCCAGGTCGGGCAATCACCTCCCGGTGTGGCCGTGGTGATTTTCGTCATCCGGTCGGAACGCTCATGTGGACGCTGGCGGCCGGTTTTCAGATCGACGATGCCGCCCGGGGTGTTGAGCAGCCACGGATCGGCATCCCACTCCTCGGTGATCGCGGCATGCCGACGATCCGCCCTGGCCAGCCGTTCCACACCGCCGACCGTACTCGAGCTGGCGAGCTTGGCCGCTACCTTGGGATTCTCGGCACGGACGGCGGCGTGGCGACAAACGCTGCGGATCAGATCGGCCGCAGCCAGCGTGTCCTCGGTCCGCCAGCGATTGCCATCCCACACCAGCCAGCGCCCCCAGCCGGCGACGTAGCGCCAGTCGCGGTGATAGCGCCGGGTGAAGGCCAGCGCGAGCGCATCCTCGGTGCCCCACACCGATTCGTCACTGCTGACGACTGGCTCTGCCGCATCGGCCACGTCGTGCATCTGCAGACGCGGGCCATGGGCGAGGAAGGCGGCAACATCGAAGCCCTCGGCAATGGCGTCGGCGGCATCCCAGCCGTCCGCCGCCTCCTCGGGCGGGTACAGGATGAAGCACGACTTCGCACCCGCCGACAGGATGGCTTGTGCCGCCTGTGTCGCGTACTCCCAGCCCGGTTTGTCGCGATCAGGCCAGATCAGCACCGACTTGCCGGCCAGCGGCGACCAGTCGGTCTTTTCGACCGGGGCGTTCGCGCCGTGCATCGCCGTGGTCGCCACGATGCCGACATCGATCAAGGCCTGCGCGCACTTCTCGCCCTCGACCAGAACGACCTGCGCGGCATCCTTCATCCCCGGCTGGTTGAAGAGTGGGCGCGGGTCAGGCGGAGCCATCTTGCGGCGTTTGGCATCCCAAGGCCGGAACTGCTTCTTTTGTCCGGGCGGGTCGTAGCGGTAGACCACCGCGATCAGGTGCCCACTGGTGTCCAGGTAGCCCCACTTGGCCGTCGCTGGGCCCAGATCATCGACCGGGGCTTCCTTCTTGGCTTTGCGTGCCGGCACTGACCTGGCCCGTCCAAGCAAGTCGGTGGATTGCTCCAGCACCCGATGGAAGTCGGCGTGAACATCGATGCCGAAATGCCCGCTGATCAGCGTGAAGATGTCGCCGCCGTCACCGGTCGCGCGATCCGTCCATAACCCCGCCTTCTCGCCATCGAGTACCACCTCGAGACTGTCGCCCGGACTACCCAGTGCGTCGCCGATGAGGAATTTGCCCTTGCGCTTTTTCCCTGCCGGGAACATCGTGGCCAGAACCGAATCCAGCCGGGCAATCAAGTCGGCACGGATGGATTCGCGCTCCACTTCGCGGCCGCCGGACTCCACGATGGGGGTGTCGTTGAAGTCGATCATGGGGCCTCCACGACAAGATCCATCACCGCCAGCTGACGTGCAGGCGCACGCAGCTTGCGCAGCGCCTTGACTTCGATTTGCCGGATACGCTCACGGGAACATCCCATGGCGTTCGCCATTTCCTCGAGGTTCATCGACTCACCATCGATGCCACAGCGCAACCTCAGCACCTCAGCCTCACGTGGCGTGAGCGTATCGAGCAGGCTGTCGACCGCCTGGGATGCCTGTTTCTTCTCCAGCATACTGAGCGGGTCGGCGCAGCTTGACGGACTGGAGAGCAACTCGTGAACGCCGGCTGATGAAAGCTCGATTTCGGCAGCGTTCGTGACCAACGGGTAACGCTGCTCCTCCGACCACAACTCGTCCGGCAGGCAGTTGAGAAATACACAGAGCTTCTCTGCGCAGGGCCTGAGATCCCCGTTCTCGTCAAACGGCGTGCGCTTGAGGTTAAGGTAGGGCAAGAGGTGGACCGTGTAACTGATGCCGACCTCGCGCGCAAAAATCGGGCCGGGCTGATGCCCTGCCTTCTCGATGGCGCGCAACAGGCGGGCATTTCTGACCTTGATCTGAACGCGGTAGTCAGTCATCGCCGCCCTCCGCGCCGAGCTTGCCGGCTCCGCATACCCTTCCGTTCTGTCGATACCAGACCTCCAGTTCCGAGAGCCGGAAGCGAACCAGGCGCGACAGCAGGTAGTGAGGGATGCGTTTTGCAGCACGCATCTTCGGATCGGCGAACCAGTAGTAGGGCAGCCTGAGTGCGAAACTGGCCTGTCTGGCATCGATCATCGATTCCTCTTCAGCCATCATTTCTTGCGATTGAGTGTGGTTGTTCATGTCTTGCTCCAACAGCGGTCTTGCCATGCGCACATCCGGCATTCGAAGTGGGTCTGGTCATTGACGGCGCGCGGCAGGAGTTCGCCTGCATCGGTTGCCGTGATGACCTTCACCGCCCGATCCGACATGCGCTGGGCCAGCGCCGCATCAAAGGGAACGAGCTCGGTGTAGATCTCCATCGTGTCGGCGTTGATCGCCGTGAAGATCGCCGGGTGCTCGGTGAGTTCGAGATAGGCTTGGTAGATCGCCACTTGCGCGGCGTAGATGGGCTTAGCGACGGCGAGACTGTTCTTCTCCAACTCGCGCCAGGATTTGTTGCCGAGGCACTTGCATTCCCAGAGCGCGGGATAGGCGAAGCCCTCCGGGCCGCCGACGATGACGCCGTCGATGTGACCCTGGAGTCGTCCGCCTGCGGCCGAGAAGCCGAACTGTTTGCCGTCGGCCTTGCGCGTGCGCAGGTCGAAACCGGCGTCCCGCAGCCACGCGACCATGCAGTCCTCCATGACGTGGCCACGCTCGAAAATGCGCAGCATCCGCCCGGGGATATCACGCCCGTGGTCGACGGGTGCCTTGGCGTACTCGAACTGCAGCGCACGCTCGCAGGCCACACCGAGACGCGAGGCTCCGAGGTACTGGCGTTCGGACTGGCGGGCGCGTGACTGCAGCATCCCGGCGTCGACCAGGGCGGTGATCCGGCCGGAGATGCTCGATGATGAGTTGAAGTCCATCATGGCTTCCCTCCCTGCGGTTCTTCCCACGGCAGGTCATCCTTCAAGTCGGCAAACGGATCGCGGACAACCTCGGCTGGCGACACGCCGCGCAGCGGCGGCGTGCTTACCCGTGCGTGATGCTCAGTCAGCGCCTCCGTGTAACGCGTGACGATGGCATCGATCACCGTCATCGCCTCCGCTTCCGAATACGCCCCGAGCGGTTTATCGAAGCCAATCTGCCCAGCCGCCTCACCGAAGGCCTTCAGGCAATCGCGCATCGCCGCGATTTCGATCTCGCTCGCATCAACCATGAGCGTCTCCCCGCGTTCCTCGGTCGCCAGTCGCCGCCCGTAGAGCGTGTGAAAGATGTCCTGGCAGCGACGGCTGCAGAACACCCAGTCGAGGGGATAGCGCCGGGGGTCGGCGATCTTGAAGCGGCCGTCCGAATGGCCGAACCCCCGCGCCTGCCGTTTGCAGACCCAGCATTTGCCGCTCATGCATGGCAGCCTCCCGGCTGCGCGCCCTGCCGGGGACGAACGGCGTGCCCTGCACAGCAGGCATCGAGCTCGACGTAGTCGTTGCGGATGGCGGTCGTGCCGATACGCACACCCTTCGGATGGCGGCAGCGGGCGATGCGCAGCCCACCGATGTCGCTGGCGCTTGCCCGGTCGAGATGGCGGCAATTGCCGCAGCGTTTCCCTTTCATGCCCGCGCTCCTTACTGCGCCCAGGCGGGCTTGCCGGGGACGGCCGGACGCTGCGTGGCCGCCTGTTGTGGTGCCGTCGGTGCGGGTGCTCCAGTACTGCCGCCGGCAGCCGGCGCCTTGGAGGCCACACCCATCAGGGACGCGTAGTCCTTGTGGTCGGGCTCGACGGCAAGTTTCACCACGTTACGGTTCTCGCCCTTGGCATCCTTCTCGACGTCGACGCGGGCCAGGAACTCGATGCCGTCAAGTTCATGGAAACCTTCGATGCGACGGCGAGATGTCGCGTAAGTCGTGTTGTCCTGGGGGTGGACGTTACGGGCGGAATTGAGGATGCCCCGGATCATGCTGCGCCCCATCTGGCCCCAGGTCGGGCCTTTGGAGGAGTGCAGGCCAATGTTCGACCACATCTTGCGGCGGGCGTAGGCTCCCTCTAGCACGACGAACTCGCAGGCAAGGTAGACGCTGCCGGTGTCGAAGCTCTCGGTGGCATAGCCCCCGGTCCATCCTTGGGCGGGGTCGTCATGGCCGCCCGGCTTGATGGTCATGCGCACTTTGACGGTGGTGCCCTTCGGGATGAGATCGAAGCCCTGCTGTTGTTCGGCGTCGTTGAAATCGGTCCAGGTGTTCATTGCATGTCCTTTCAGTGATGGATGGCGGCGTTGTCGCCAGCGCATTTGCGAATGAGCTTCAAAAGGTTCGGCTCCTCGACGAGGTCGAGTCGGCCGGAGCGGTCTTTGGCGGGATAGCCCCAGGGATTGAGCGTCTGGCAGACGAAGGCGCGGTAAAGCTCTCCCTCGTCGGTCTTGAGTTCGGCCAGCGTCACGACCTCATCGACGATGCCGGGCAGTTCCAGCGCGGTCTTCGAGCCCTCGATCTGCGGCACGAAGACCCTGCGGTTGAAATCGTCCAGGCGCTCGTCGAGGATGGCGACGAAGATGACGTTCTTGTCCCGCGCGTGCTGCAGATGGGTCAGTGCGGCGATCATCTCGGTGCCGAGCAGCCCGTAGGCGCCCCGGGTGTCGGGCTTGCCGGTACGGTCGGAGAACGCCTGCGGCTGCGCCTTGGCCCAGGTCAGGCATAGGCGCGAGAGCACGGTGATCGAGTCGACGAAGTAGGTGTCGTACTTCGCCAGCCGGGCTGGGTCGCCGTAGCCTTCGCAGACGTGCCGGTAATGCGCATCGGAAAATGGCGCATCAGGCGGCAACGCCGGGTTCGGGCCAGCGAGGAACACGACGAGGTCACGAAATTCAGGCCAGGTGGCGGGCCGGACGCAGTCGCCGCGCCAGGCCTTGACGGCGAGGTCGCCAGCCTCGAGATCGACAAACAGCGTCGAGGCCTCGGGCAAGGTACGGAGTTGGCTGGTCTTGCCGATACCGCTCTTGCCGAGCAGGGCCAGCTTGGCTCCACTTTTCTCCGCGAACCGTTCGTCAGCAGTGATGATGCGAAGTGGCTTGTTCATCACGCCGCCCCCCGCAGTACGTCACGCAGGGATTGCAACTTCAGCCCTGTCTGGCTCTCGATAACGGCAAGTGCGTTGAGCATGCTGTCCGTCTCGCCAAGCCCCGTCAGACGTCCAAGCTCTGTATGTGAATCCAGAATCCGCTTGGCGCGGTGCGTGATTTCCGGCGTGGGAGCAATACCCAATCGCTCACCGATATCCCTCATCAGTCCGGCGACATAGGCATGTGCGGCCTGTTGCTCAACCACATAGTCGTCAGGAGCAATCAAAGCCAAATGCTGTGCGGCCACTGCTTCGCAAACTCTCTCGTGAGGATCGGACAGAATCTCCTTTGCGGTAACCGAATTGAGCCAACGCAGTGCATTGCGTTCGACTGCCCTGAAATTGAAGTGTGGACGCGTGACGCTGCAAAATTGAATCTCGACGCCATAGCGAGACATTTCAGTTTGATGCGCAAGCAGGCGTTGATGCAGCTTCGTCGAGCACCCGAGTTTTCTGGTGTCGTTCGACAGGCTGAGGACATATACAAAACCCAAGCCATCAGCTTCCGGCAATGCACTGGCATATTCGATAACGTCGGTCGCACCGCCGTGGAGCAGCCATGTATTGTGAGTAGTCATGTTCATGCCTCCTGACCCAAAGACAGATCGAAGACGGCCTTGCCGGCCTCGACCGTGCGGGCATCGGCGAACTGCTGCTGCAGCGCCGGTGGCCAGTTGGTGTAGCGGGACTCGGGCACCGCGAGCTTCACGTCCAGATAGCTCTCGACGGCCTCACCAGAAGCGACGATGCGCTCGGCGATGGCCTTCAGCTTTTTTTGGTCCCAGGACACCTTCTTGGGCAACTCGAACTTGATGCGCAGCGGGCCATCACTGATGTGAGCAGTGCCGAAGTCGCGTCCGGATTCACGCAGTGCGGCGCGAGCCTGTTCGCCATAGCACTGATCCAGCGCCGCATCGAACTTGGCACGGGCCTTCTTCAGCCAGTCGAGCGCCTCGTCGAGGTTTTTGTCGACTTCACGCTTCTGCTCGGGCAGCAACGCAGCCAGTTGACTCACGGACATCTCAGCGATGTCGGCGGGGAAGATGGTCAGATCGTTCATGGCCACTCCCTCACTGGTACGCCCGAACCGAAGTCGAACAACGCGAGACGCGTCGTTCGAAGGCTTCGATGTCGGCAAGGGCGTAGGAAACCCTCGCCCCGAGTTTCATGAACGGGCAACCAAGCGCTTCCTGACGCCAACGACGCAGGGTCTTGACCGAGACTCTCCAGCGCTCTGCGAGCTCGTACTCGTTGAGCGCCAGACGCTTCACGCCGGCCGTGGGATCCGAGCGGCCAATCCGCCCGGTTGTTGCTGAAGGGTGTTGCGTTTGCATTTCGATGTGCCTCCTATTCAAAAAGGGCACATCGCAGTTTCCGCACGGATTTATGGGGGGTGTGCGGGGACGCTTATGGGAGATTTATGGGATTCGCCGCAGACGGTATTTCCCGTGCTCGACCAGTTCGAAAACGTCCTCTCGCTCCAGTTTTCCGTCACGGAACGCATCGTCGAAAGATTGATATGAGGAGTGTGCGGCGATCTTGGTCTCTGCCCATGTCACGACCGGTGGCGGATAACCATCCGTTCCCCAGGATGCCTTGACGATCCTTGCCCGCGCAGGTGACAGGCGAAAGGCTGTCTCGAAATGTGGGAGTTTCAGGTCGTCGCCATCCAGATATTGCGTTCGTTCATCGGATGCGCTTGACGGTGTCAGACTGCGTAGCACCCTGACGAAAGCTGCCGAATCGAATCGATCCTCACCTTCCTGCGTTCCAATGAAATCCGAAAACGCCCGCACCTCATGGGCACCAGGCAGCGGAAGGTCTGGCCGCTCGCGCGTCAATACGACGCCACGTCGCCCCCAAGCCGGGTCGGCGAAAACCGACGTGAGTGCTTCGGGCGAGGCGAAATGCACCCGCCTGGCGATAAACACCGGCGCAGGTTCGGTGGTCTTGCAGACACGAAAATCACCAAGGTGCCAGAGGTGGCCAGGGATGCGGGTCTGGTCTGTTGGGCAGGGCTCTTCCAGTCCGATCCATTTACCCAGATCGTGCAACCACGCATCGACGCGAAAGTCATGCAGCGCAATTTCCGAAAGCGGCCTCGACAGGATGCGCGAACGCCACTGAGGACTGCGGTAACGGTACACCCCGGCATCCTCGTCGATCTCGACTTCGACCTCGATCTCACCGTCCAGAAATGAAACCATCTGGCGCGTGAGGTAGGCATGGGCCGGGCGTAGCCAGCGACGCTCCACAAAATCATCTCCGCACCTCCCCATCCGGAAGGCACAGACTGGTTTTGTCAGATCGCCGGCTTGCTCCAGTGCAGCCAGAAATGCGATGTGGGCGGCTCCCACGCTGGACATCAGAACTTGACCACCATGCCGAGTTTCTCCAACTGGGCCATGACCAGCTTGCGGTCATCCTCGGTCTTGCTGCGATCATTGAAGCCGTTGGGCGCGGTGACCTGGACGGCCACGTTGTGAGCCTTGCGATGACGCTGCTTGGCCATGCGCATCACCAGCTTGGCTTGGACCGGCACGTAGACGGACAGGTCAGGGTTCCGATAGTCCTGGCGAGCCACCTCGTAAATGTCTCGATCATCGCGGCGATCGGGCTGGATGGTCATCGTGCTTTTCAGTTCCTGGACGATCTCCCGATCCCCCGCCTCATCGAGGGTTTTGCGAAGCGAAGGGCAGGCAACCTTGAGGTGCTGAATATCGATTCGCTCGATACCCTCGATCCGTTCGCTGACGAGCTTGGCCAGAACGGTCGGCGACACGAATGCCGAAAGATCGAATTCCAGCATCGGCATGTCCTCGATCGCGCCGTCGGCCGCGAGCACGACATCGCGAAAGATCGCGGCCAGGTCGCGCCGAATCTCACGATCATCACTGAATACGCTCAGCGCCCCGGTGGCCGGTTCCCGTGAAAACCGGATCGAAAGCGCAGCCAGGTCGTCATGGGAAACCTCCTCCCCATGTTCGACCTTCGGGTAATGGACTTCGGCACCATTGAAAGTCACCGTCATGGTGTCCAGCACCTCCTTCGCGGCATCATCGTCATCGCCCTCTTCGTGCCGGTGCGCATGGCCCAGGTCGCGGCGGCTGAATTGCTCGATGATGACGTCGTCGCGGGGCGCGTTTGGATACAGGAGCAGAATTCTCTCCTTGATGCGCTCCTGCATTGCCTCATCCAGTTTCGGCGTCGATCCCAGCGGGCCACGGTAATGACTGGAATACGCTTCACTCCTCCATTGCCGGTTCATCACCTGAACCCGTTCGGCATGATCGAACCGCTTGCCACCCGTGCGATGCTTCTCAGGGTATTCCTGTTCGAGATACAGATAGAGCGCCCGGCCATGGGGGTCGCAGTGGCGGGCAAGCACGACCGCATCAGCCTCGTCACCCTCATCGAACAGGGACAGCACGGCTTGCTTGCCATACTCGTCGCCGAGGATCTCGATGCGCTCGGCGATCCGCTCCAGCCTTTGCCGCGTCACAGATGATGCTTCGCCAACCAGCGGGTACAGTGCCTTTCGCACAGTCGGAGGCAGGGCGCCTTTGGCCTTCTCCATCTTCTCGGCGAGTTTTTCCGGGACATGAACCCCCTCGTTTCTGAGCAGCCGACGAAGCAATGGGATGTTCTTGATCTTGCGCACCAGCCAGACGAAATGCTCCATGTCCGGCAGGAGATCGGGGCCGTGGTCGGCCGATGCCTGCTTTGCGCCGTCACTTGCCGTAATGGCAGTCGCCCCCGAATTGGCCTTCTGGCTTTCTTCTTGCGATTCTTGTTGCTGTTCGGTTACCGTTACCATTACATCTCCTTCAGTGTTGCGCGTTGCGCGAACGCGCAACATTACTGCTCAAAAAACGCCGGCTCGTGGCCGGCAACCTGCGTCCGGAGATCACCGGACAACTACGTCAACTGGCACCGTCTGCCAGCAAACCGTATCGCGCCATACGAACCTTGATGAAGCGACCGTGAACACCGAAGCGCTTCCCAATGGCCTTCTGCAAATTCTCGAGGTCGAAATCGCCAAAAGGCCCGTCAGCCTTGACCGTGAAAGTCGTTGGCGCATCGTCCTCCAGCAAGTCTGGGCGCGCCACCAGCGTCAAGTCATATTTCGGGGCCATTTCCATGACGGCTTCGACCAACCGTCGGCGGGGCACCAGCAGCGACCCCATGAATTCATTGGCGCGGAATTCCGCGATCCGCTTTTCCTTTTCCCGCTCGGCTTCGACGATCCTGGCGAGCAGCCCCTCATCTTGAGCTGGCGACGCGCCAGAGAACGTCAAGTGTCCGACATCGTGTGTCGTGGTGCGATAGGCTTGGCGGTGCGTTTGACCTGGCGTATCGAACAGTCCGGGAGCAACTTTCGAATCCGCGATCCATCCCGGCGCGTCGAACACGGCATGGCCGAGCTCGTGGCCAAAGGTGCTCAACACCAGTTCCTCCGTCATCCCTTCGCCGACTGGCGATACCAGCAGTGAGACCGCATCTTCGCCCGCCCCCGGATCGAACTCGCACAGGCCACACACCTGTTCTCCGGTTTCATGGTCGGTGACTGGGTGATCGAGACTGACCCACAGGTCGAAGCACAGACCATTGACGTTGAGCCTGGAAATCTCGCGCAGGGTCGAGATTGGCAAACGGTCTGTGTCCTCGGCAACCAGTTGGGCGCGAACCGCGCTCGCGGTTTCTTCGATTGCGGGATTCTTGAGGAAGAGCGGCCGGAAATGGCCGGAGTGGCGGTAAGCAACCGAGATCGACGTCATGCTCAGCCCTCGATTTTCGGGCGTTTCCGATAGGCCAGGACAACATCGCCGAGATTCTTCTGCAGTTCCGGCGGCAGGCGGTTGGCCTGCACAAAGACCTCGTCCAAGTCCAAGTGCAGTTCCTGGGCCGCCTTGGTGATCAGGTCATCCTTGGGCGGCTTTTCCATATTGCGTTCGATCCGCGACCAGTAAGCCGGTGAAATACCGATTCGCCGGGCGAAGTCGTTCAGCGGGATTTCGGCTTCCTCCCGCTTTTGTCTGATGAAGTCTCCAAATGGCATTGAAAGTTTGCGATTGAAAATTGGTCACCGTCGAGAATATCGAACTCACCCATTCCCGTCAACTGTTTTATCAACGCGCAATCACTTTCATAGTTGGTCTAGTTCATCCTGACCAGAAAAAGATTGTTCGATTACTCCCCATTACCCTACGTTGCCATCTAGTCGAGAAGATAGGACATATTATCCATGACGGTTGCAATTCCTTGGAGCCGTCATGAAGAACCTCGAACTCGCATCACCCTCTGAGATGTCCGCCAGCGCCCGTGCTGGCGAAATCACCACCATCCTTGCGGCGGCCATCGTCCGCACGCTCGCCGGCGACGATCCAAAACAGAGAGCAGTTGGACTTGGCTTCCTGCCCGACCAGCGCGTTCATACAACCCCCTATCAAGAGGAGAAGTTGTGATGAACGACACGCTGTTAAAGCAAAAAACGGTGGCCCGGCAAATTGCCGACCTGAGCCAAATGTCCATGGCCGAACTTTGGCCGGTATGGGATCGGTACTTTCCCCGCCGCCCGGATTATCCGAATCGCACGCACGTCGAGTCGCGCATTGCCTACAAGCTGCAGGAGGAAGCCTTCGGCGGCCTCGCCCCCGAGACAAAGCAGCGGCTGGAAGCCATCGGTGCGAAGCACTCCAAGATCAAGCAGCGCACCAAGCCACGTGAATTCAATTTCGCGCCGGGCACGGTGATTCTGCGCGAATGGGGCGAGCGCGAGCACCGGGTAACGGTCAATGCCGAGGGCCGTTTCGAGTACGAGGGCCACACCTTCAAGAGCTTGACGGCGGTGGCTCGGCACATCACCGGCCAGCACTGGAGCGGGCCGCTGTTCTTCGGCTTCGGCAAGGGAGGCGCGCGATGAACGAGATCGCCAGCACCAAGACTCGCAAGCGCTGTGCCGTCTATTGCCGGGTATCCACGGACGAACGCCTCGATCAGGAATTTAACTCCATCGACGCGCAGAAGGAGGCGGGGCACGCCTACATCGCCAGCCAACGCCCAGAGGGCTGGATTCCGGTGGCGGACGACTATGACGACCCCGGTTACTCCGGCGGCAACACCGACCGCCCGGCCCTCAAGCGATTGCTGGCCGATATCGATGCGGGCAAGGTGGATATTGTGGTGGTCTACAAGATCGACCGCCTGACGCGCAGCCTCGCCGATTTCGCCAAGATGGTGGACCTGTTCGACCGCCGGAATGTGAGCTTCAGCGCGGTCACGCAGCAGATCAACTCGGCCACTTCGATGGGGCGGCTGATGCTCAACGTCCTGCTGTCCTTCGCCCAGTTCGAGCGCGAGGTCACCGGCGAGCGCATCCGCGACAAGATCGCGGCTGCCAAGCGCAAGGGAATGTGGATGGGTGGAGTGCCATCCATCGGCTACGACGTCGTAAACCGCCAACTGGTCATCAACGAAGCTGAGGCGGCAGTGGTGCGCCGCATCTTCGCGGAGATGCTGACCATCGGCTCGCCGACCCAGATCGCCGCCAACTTGACCTTGGAGGGCATCACCACCAAGGCCTGGACGACGCAGGAGGGCCAGACCCGCAGCGGCACACGCATCGACAAGAAGTACCTGCACAAGCTGCTGCGTAACCGCATCTATCTGGGCGAGTTGTCGCACAAGGGAAACTGGTACCCCGGCGCGCACCCGCCGATCATCGACCAGGCGCTTTGGGACAAGGTTCACGCGGTGCTGGCCAAGGGCGGCCATGCCCGGTCGGTGGAAACCAAAATCCGGTCGCGCACCGATGCCTTGCTGCGTGGCCTGCTCTACGCCCCCTCGGGCGAGCGGATGTACCCGACCTACTCGAACAAGAAGGGACACAAGTATCACTATTACGTGTCCAAGTCCGAAAGCCGCTTCGGCGCACCTGGCAAGAGCTACGAGCGCCTGCCCGCACCGGAGATCGAGACAGCGGTGGTCGCCCAGATCCGCACGGTGCTGACCAGCCCCGAGTCCATCGCCTCGGTGGTTCGCCACATCCAGAGCAACGGCGCACAGATCGACGAGGCCACCACGGTAATGGCAATGGGACGGCTCAACGACGTGTGGGATCAGTTGTTCCCGGTCGAACGCCACCGCATCGCCAACCTGATGATCGAACGGATTGACCTCGTCCACATCGGCGAGATGCAGGGTATCAAGGTGAAGTGGCGGGAGTTGGGCTGGGACAAGCTGATCGGTGAATTCGCCCCGGAGGAGATCGGCACGGAACTGCTGGAGGCCGAGGACTGATGAACAGCTCGCTGGAAGCTTTCGTGCCCCTCCAGTTCAAGCGGAAGAAGGGAAAGCTGCTGGTCGACGGGAGGGAATCTGCCCACGACGTCCGCATCATCGAGGCCGTTGCCCGGGCTATGTACTGGCACAACCTGCTCGACTCCGGTACGTTCAAGAGCGTGGTCGAGATCGCCCGTGCCGAAGGATTGATGCCAACCACGGTGGGCCGGCTGCTGCGACTGGCGCGGCTGGCCCCCGACATCGTCGAGCAGTTCATGAGGGGGTGCCAGCCCCGAAGGCTGACCCTGCTGTGGCTGATGCGTAACGACATCCCTGCACTCTGGCCAGACCAGCGTCAGATGCTTGAACGATTCAGGTAG